ATGCGGGATCGATCTTTGAACACGACACCTCCCCAAATATCGCGCTCGATTCAGCGGTTGATCGACAAGGTGACTCCCAATGGTGAAGCCGTCTATCTGGCCGTACAGCCCGAGCCAGACGCCGTAGTGAATGAGTGTTTTCCGAATGTCGAGGCAAAAATCGAACGCGAAGGTGGCCAGATGTTATGCGGCTGGCAACTTTGGGAATGGCCACATGTGATGGTAGAGGCGGAGTTCCATGCCGTCTGGTTGGCACCCGAAGGCCAGATGATTGATATCACGCCCAAACCACACGGCGAGACCCAGATACTGTTCGTGCCGGACAAGCGTCTCCATTACAGTGGCGTCACCGTTGACAACAAGCGGATGCCACTACGTGACGATCAACTCATTCGCCATTTCATCGCCGCTTCCGTGGCGATCACTCGCGTGATGAACAAGGGTGAGCGGATATCCCAGCATGGCCATGTCAGCGTGCCTGCAGCCGAGATCAATCCGTTGTTGCTGGCCCAGGGGTTTCTTGGAGAGTCCTTGACGTCAGGCTTGCGAGACCACGACCCATGCCTATGCGGGAGTGGGGGTAAGTACAAGCGCTGCCATGGTCGCCAGCTAGAAGCTGTATTTGGTCTTTGAGCAGCTTCGCCAGCAATACCTGGCATCACTGAATAATTCATACGATACAGATAGTTACGCCGCGAATGGCTGTTTTTTACATGAATCCCTGCCGACCCTCTGTAATAGTGATGCGGTTCGGTTACATACACACCAAGCAGCTGACCAGACTTACGTAACTCCGTCGCAAGTTGGCCAACCTGTTCCGCTGTTGGCCAGCTACTAGATAACTCCGCGCGTCGTCGCGCAGCAGCCGTTTCTGCAACTGACGAAGAGCTTGATAGTTCTGAGTCTGAGTTCACAAGTTCAGCTAAAATCCAAAGGTTAGGCTTCAGTCTACGCTGCCATGGCCCGGTGTGACTCGCCGAGGCAATGGGAATTGAGGCTAGGGATATCAGAGTGCTTCAAACGTGGAGCGTTAATGCGACGGCTAGGTACAATCAAGCGCGCTCAACAGCGGTTCTACGGGCCACCATTGGACTGATAGAAGGAGGCAGTGACCTTGCCATGCAGCACGCGGACTTCACCATCGGGACCGAATTTGAAACCTCCACCGGCCAGCGCTGGCGCTGTACCGACGTCGGTCAACGCACGATTCTGGCCATCGAATTGCGACCGGAACTGGATCCCGTCTGGTTTATCGGGCCGCCATATTCATTGGAGGAGATGGTCTTCGACGAGCAGGACATCACCTCGGCTTTTCGCAGCCAGGACGATGCTATCCGAGCTGTTCTGACCCGGCTCGACCAAGGCGCGCATCCGGGCTATCCCCATGCGGCGGTTAGCCGGATGATGCGCACACGGTATCTTGAAAGTTCACGTCGTTATCCGTATCCACGTCTGCTCCGCATCGATCGAGTCGACGCGACGGGTGAGATACTGCATCCCTATGCGGTGGAACCTGTGCCGGATGGGGATGGCTGGCGTATCTTGGTCTACGCGCCGTTTATCGAAGCTTTCAGCACGCTGCCCGAGGCGGAGTTTGTTCGCTTACGGACTGCAGGGCGGGAGGATTTCGAGGCCCGGAAGCAGATTTGACTGGGAACCTTCGAGATATGCTGTTGGAGCGCAGGGAGTGCATAGGCTGCGATCCGTCAACTGCTGGCAAAATTCAGGCGATTTGTCGGTTGTTGTTTGTTCGCCCGGGCGTCTTCTCGGTGGACGTACGAAACGCGGGCGATTGTTGGTCGACAACTGGGCGCTTGTTGGCTGGCGACAGGGCGTTTCCTTGGAGGCAATCATCTGCGATAGCGGGTATCCAGGGAGTCCAAAGTACGATTTTCCACACCCTTAATTTCGCATAATGCATATTATGTAAATAATCGGCAGGTAGTCAGGTAACGCGCCCCATCTGTTTGATTTATCAATGGTTTGCCAGTCGTGATTGTGGACTGGAATTTCTGTTGATGACGCTAATACGTGGTTATGTTGTGTCTGCCCCGCTACGGGAAGGCTTCAAGACCTACCTGCAGGCGGTGCGCAGGTCGCCGGCCACGGTGCGGGCTTACGTCGCGGTCGTGGATCGGTGGCTGCTGGCGTGTGGCGAGACCGGAACCGGTGATGCAGACACGCTGCTGCGTTACCTGGCCATTCGACGTGACCGCGTGGGTCAGGCGTCGATGAACATGGAAGTCAGCGGGTTGAAAGCGTGGTTCAAGTGGCTGCGCGTCGCCGCTCCGCATATGTGGCAGCCTGGTCAATACCCCAAGCAGATGCGACTGCACCGGCGCCTGGTGCGGGCATTGACCGACGTCGAAGTCGGCATGCTGCTGGCGGCGCCGGATCTGTCGACCTTCGTGGGCCTGCGTGACCACGTGATCATCGCCACGCTGTACCAGTGCGGCCTGCGTGCCAGCGAACTGGCGGGGCTCGAACTCGGCAGCGTGCGGCTGGATGGTTACCTGCTGGTGCGCGGCAAGGGCGACAAGGAACGCCTGGTGCCCTACGGCGGCGAGTGGCGCACCCTGCTGGACCAGTACCTGGCCGTGCGCGCCACCAGTGGCTGCGGCAAGCGCAACGCGTTGTTCGTCACACAGCACGGCAAGGCGCTGCGCGACGGGCGTTCCGTGTGGGTCATTGTGAACCGCTACGCCCGCGCGGCCCTGGGCACGGCCTGCGGCTACACGCGCCTGTCGCACACGTCCACCAGTCGACCGTGGCGAGGCCACTACCCGCATATGCTGCGCGCCAGCTACGCCACCGAATTGAACAAGGCCGGCGTGAACGTGATGAACCTGGCGCAGCTGCTGGGCCACGTGGACGCCAGCACCACGGCGCATTACGTGGCTGTGGATCTGAAGGAACTGCGCACCGCGGTTGGCCATCACCCGCGGGCCGCGCGAATCAAAACGGATCATTCGTGACATCCTCCGGCTTTACGTTTGCCGCCCGCATCGCGTATTGAATCGCAACCAAGTCACTGCGCTGCGTCCATGTTCCAGTGGTGATGACGCGCGGCGACCGTCGCCCACGGAAAACATCGCCATTGCGACCGCAGTAGATCCATTCATCCGACTTGATGCCGCGTCGAATTGCGCAGGCCCGGGCCTGATCTTTCGTGCCTCCCAGAATGATGGTTCTAGAACGGGATATCGTCGTCATTGAACTGGCTGTCCACGGGTGCTGCGTTGGTGTCATCCGCCTGTTTCGGGCGGCCCTGGTGTTCGGGTTTGGTGGCTTCGTGTGGGTTGCCGCCGTGCATGTGCAATTCATCGACGTATATCCATTGACTGTACCGATCGCTGCCGTCGGATGCTTGCCATTTTTCGGTGCGCACCTTGCCTTCGATGGTGACCAGCGAACCCTTGGCCAGGTACTGCTGTGCAATCTCGGCGGCACGGCCAAACAGCTTGGCGCGTATCCATTCGGTGTGTTCGTGCTTGGTGCCGTCCCTGCCCTTCCACACTTCGGTGCAGGCGATCCGGAATTCAGTGATCACGCCGCCACTTTGCGGTGCCTTGGTGACGGGATCAGCGCCCAGGCGACCGGTGGCGACAAACAGCTGGTGGCCGCGACTCATGGCGCCACCGACAACATGACCGGCGGGTGCATCACACCCCAGATCGACAGGTAAACGGGTTCACCGGCAGCGATGCGCGCCACTTCGTCCGGCGTGGGGTACCACGCGGACATCATCACGTTGTGCCCGCCCTCCGCGGTTACGTCCAGGATGGCGAGCGATCCACATTCACCATCGCGATCGGCGTTCCAGTTCGCGGGTTTTCCCAGTTCGCGGGTGGCTCCCGCAATGCGTCCAATGATCATGCTGCATCCTTCAGTGCGGTGATGACGGTGGCGGCGACAGGTGGGCACACGGCGTTGCCAAGCATGTGCATGGCGTCCTTGGCCCGGTCGGGCAATTGATAGGTGGAACGGAAGCCCATCGCCCGGCGGCATTCGGCCACGTTCAACATGCGCATGCGATCGCCGTCGATCACGGCCCAGCGGTCGCGGGTGGTGATGGTGCCAACGGGTCGCGCGATGCTGCGCCCGCCTTTTTCGTTGCCGTAATAGGCAGTCAGGAAGCGTGCGCCATGCACGCGCCGGCCTTGTTCGATGCGCGCCAGCGTGGCCGGCGAACGGCCGGGCTTGTGGATCTGCGACCACGCGCCCGCGCTGAAGTCCAGAATGCTGGACACGGCGACATGCTCGCGCTTCGGCAAGGCCAAGGTGATGGGGTGCTTGCTGCGCGTCAACGCGATGAACACGCGCACGCGGTGTTGCGGCACGCCGAAGTCGGCGGCATCCACGATGTGCGGCGCGATCGAATAGCCCAACGCCCGCACCGCTGCACACCACGCCGGGAACAGCGTCCACTTGGTGAACTCGGGCACGTTTTCAATCAAGCCCAGTCGCGGCCGGTGGTATTCAAGCGCGGACACCACCGCCCACGCCGTGCTGCGTGTGGCGTCGTGGTGTGGCCGTTCCTTGCCGCGTGCACGGGTGTGGCCCTGGCATGCCGGTGACGCCAGCAGCAGATCATGCGCCGGCACCGCAGCCCAATCGGCTTGATGCAAGTCCTGGCAGGCATGCTGGGTGTCGGGGTGGTTGGCGATGTGTGTATCCACCGCCGCACGCCAGTGATTGCCCGCCCACACGACGCTGCACCCGGCCTGTTCCGCGCCTTCGCTGAAGCCGCCCAGGCCTGCGAACAGGTCGATGGCATCCAAGCCTTCAAACGGGTTGATGGCATCCAAAGTCATGCCTGCCCCGCCAGCACTGCATTCTTGAATGCGTGCGCTTCATCGACCAGGCCTTGCATGACGGCGATGCCGGCATCCTCACTGATGCTGTCGTCGCCCAGGTCGTACACCAGGCCCATCATGGAACCGGCACCTGCGTAGAACGCGCGGCGCAGTTCCTGCCGCTGGATCGGGCTGGCCGTGGCGGGCACCACTTCCTTGTTATAGCTTTCCCACAGTGCGGCTATCGTGCGCATGCTGCCACCTTGCGCATGCGCTTGGCATCGGCGCGGGCAATGGCGGCGGCGGCACGGCGCTGCTGTCGGTTGCCTTCCGTGTTCGGTTCGCCCCTTTCGTCGCGCAGCGTGCGGACAATGGACTGCGGCGTCAGTTGTTCGGATAACGATTCCAGCGAACCATCGACAATTGCTTTTGATATCAGTTGCATTTCAGTTTCCTCGAAGAGATCAGTTGCATGGCTGCGGTGGCTTCGGCCAGGCTGAAGCGGAGGCGACGCATCAGGGATGCCACCAGTGGATGCAGTGGCGCGTATTTTTTGTGGCGGGCGTCGGCGACCTTCATGCGTGCGCCCTCCCCTGCTTTGGTTGGCGTGGTCGGTCGGGCAACTTGCCCAGGCGGCGCAGCAGGGCGTTGTGGCTTTCGCGGGTCAGGTGCAGGGTGCTGGTGACGCCTACGGCCTGCAGGTGCAGTTTGTAGGTGGCTTCATCCAGCCCTTTGCGGCCGTGCGCGTAGCTGCGCAGCGCGATCACCTTGTTTTTGGTCATGCGGAACGGTGCCGTCAGGTGTATGCCACAACACCAGTGGTCGTTGGTTTCGCAGCCGCATGCGGGGCAGACGTTCTTGGTGTCGGTCACTTGGCTTTCTCCAATGAACGGCCTGGCGCGTCATCCATCTCGGCAGTCCCGGACACCACATCGTTCAATGCCTGCACGGCCTTGATGTGGAAGTTCGCCGTGCGGTCATGCACCTTCCTCGTGTAATCGGAACAGCGATTGTCCTGCGCTGCCTGGCGCTCGCGCATGGCGATGCGCCAGTGCCATAGTCGAAGATCGCGCAGGTTCATCGGTCAGAACTCCGACGTGGCAAGGAATCCGGGCGCGGTCGCTTCTTCCAGAAATGCACGCATGGTGGTCATGTCGCCGGTGCGCTCTTCGTTCTCATCGAATTCGGGGATGGGGGCGTCCAGTTCCGCGTCAGAAACTTCGGTTGGATATTCGTCGTCGCAGTCCTCGCCCGTGTCGGATTTGTAAACCTGCGCCGCCTGTTCCGCCGTTTCGGCGGCATACCATGTGCAATCGTCAACTTGAAACGCCTTTAGGGTCGTCATGGTTATTTCCTGATTCGATGTTCAGCGGACTGCAGTGCTAGGACCAGGCCTAGCAATGACGCGATGCGCAGGTTCGTGGTGCGATTGCGCACCATCACCCGATTGCGCGCTTCGGGCGGAAGTTCGGCGAGTCTTTGAGCCCGCGCGTGTTCTGATGCCTGCTTGGCCAGCAGGTTGGCGGACGCTTCCAGTTCTGCGCGCTTGCGTGACTGTTCAACGCGCTCGGCAAAGGTGCCGCGGTTCTTGGCTTGGCCCATCACGCGCACCCCTTCCCCACTTCACCAGGCTTGCCGGCGGCGGTGAACTCTTCGTAGGGCACCCAGCCCTTGTGCTGGCAGTGGAAGCCCCAGCGGCGGAACGTGGGCAGGAACAGGAACAGCGTCCAACAGGGACGCATGATGTGGCTGCTGGTGATACCGCCATCCTCGCTGACGAACTCGCCCGACTTGTACAACTCGATCCGGTGCGCATGCGTGGCCCGCATGAAACGGATGCGACCGGGTGCGAATTCCTCGCGCTTGTGGATGCCGCCGGCGGCGATGGTGTGTTCGATGTAACCGCCGTACAGGATGAAACTGAAGCCGGCGGACGGGTGATCGTGCAAGGCACGGTCGTCGTCGTCGCGCAGGAAGTGGTGCAGGTACAGGTTGGGCAGCAGGCGCTTGGTGGCGGCCACCACGAAGCGCTGCCAGCGTGTGCGCTCGGCTTCGTCGACGCCCTGGTACCAGCCGCGCCACGGCGTCAGATACCAGCGGCGCAGGTACGCCCCGCCCGGATCATCCGCACCCACCACGAAGTTCGGCGGGCGCTTGCCAGCCACGTGGGCCACCAGCCAATGGAACAACCACATGCGGAAGGCGTTACCCACGGCGACCACCCCGCAACAGGATGCGCGACATCGCCATCGGCCCCGGATTGCGGCGGCGGTTGCCGCTACCTTTGAAGTCGCCCAGGTGCACGGGTTCCTTCAGGCCAACGGCGTGCAGCGAGTCCATCGATATGGCATTGATGCACGCCAGGTGATCGGTGGCGGCGCGCTCGCACTGGCGTGCCCACAACAACAACTGGTCACGCCGTGACGTGCGTTGTTCCTCCAGCGCGCTGGCGCGCATCTGCTGGGCCACTCGCCACAACTCCAGGCCGTTGGCTTCGGCGCGTTCAGCACGCTGCAACACCGTCAGCGGATGTTCGCGCCGGTTGGCCTGCCAAACGCCCACCAGTACAGCCAGCACAACTACACCCACGACGAACAACCCTGCGATCAGATTCATGTTCATGCCGCCATCACTCCCCTGCCCGGATGTTTCGGAATCAATGCCATCTGCCCGGCTTCCAGCGAATACAGGGCAACGCGGCACGGATCGCCATCACGGTTGCGCACGGTGATTTCCGTGCTTTTGATGTTGTGGCCCTGATCGCGCAGGTCGAACACGCGCGCACTGGCGCGTGCGATGCCCAGTTCCTGCCAGATTTCGGTGGCCGTCATCGCCTTGCGCGACAACGCGGCCAGCAGCTTTTCGGTCTGTGCCTTTGACATGGCGCGCCCCTTACAGCCGGCACGGCATGATGACGTGGGCAATCGCCGCCACGTCGCCAGCGTCAGGAAGGATCAGGGCCGGTGCGCTGTTGTGCAGGTACAGTTCCACGATGTCATCGCTGACTGCACCCAGCGCTGCCAGCAGGAAGTTAGCGTCCAGCCCCAGTTCCAACGCATCCACCTGGGCTTGCGGCTCGATGGCCACGAACTCCGCACAGGTGTCGGCCTTGTCCAACAAGGCCAGGCCTTCCGCCGACTGCGTGATCTTGATGACCGGGATCGCCTTGTTTTTGGTAACCAGGAACGGCAGCGTGCGGCGCACGGCGTCCATCAGGGCGCGACGGTTGACGCGCACCACGCTGCGCTTGCCCAGGTGCGGGATAAACGTATCGATGTTCGGGGCTGGACCATCGATGCAGCGCACCGTGATCTGCGTGCTGAAGGTTTCCACCCGCAACATAGCCACCACGCCGTTGCGCACGTCGCCCAGCACGCGCGCCCCTTCCACCAGGGCACTGCACAGGCGCTTCAACTGCGCGCCCGGCACGCGGATGGCCGGGCCTTGGTAGGCCAGCGCCGCACGGCCCGCCTGGCTGCCGTTGGTACTCCACACGCGGCCGGGCTCGATATGCACGGCGCGCACGTAGGGGCGGATGTCGCCGTCACCGTAGGCGTAATCCACCAGGCGGATGGCATCCGCAAGCGCTTCCGGGTCCACGTTCAACGGTTCGAACTGCGATGACTCCGGTACCGGGAATTCATTTGCAGCCAGTGCCGGCACGGTGAAGTGGCTACGCCCGCGGCTGACCTTGCCGCTGTCGCGCAGGATCACGTCGCCGCCGCCGCTGGCGATGGTGCGCAGCAGGGCATCGGTCAAGCAGATGCTGCCGGGTTCGTCCACCTGCGCGGGGATGGTGTGGCGCATGTAGATTTCGATATCGCTGGTTTCCAGATGCAACACGTTGTCGCCGGTGGTCAGCAGCGCGTGCTGCAGGATGGGCATGGGCGTGGTGCGGGCAGCGACGGAATGTTTCAGGGCGGCCGACAGATCGGCGGCGGTGGCGGTTACGCGCATGAATAGTTCTCCGGGATCAAAGGGGTCTGGATAGGTTGGGCGGGCGTAGCCGCCTGTTCTTTTTGTTTGGCGTGGTAAGGCGTCATCACGCTGTCGGCCCATGACCGGCCTACCTGCCGGGCACCTTCAGTCGGGTTGGGTGCGTCATCGCCTTGACTCCACACCACGCGGCCGTCGAGATTCACCACGTCGTGTTCGTTACAGTGCGGATCGAACTCGCCCAGTCCGGTGCCTTCGCAGTCCTCGCATTCCTGCGTGCCAACCCCGTCGCATACCTCGCAATCGACGACGCCGGTACCGGTGCATTCCGGGCATGCCAACTTGCCGTCGACGCATTCACCGCACCCTTCGCCTTCGCACGCGGTGCACTTCACGCAGTGATCGTCGTCGTCCGCGCATTCCTCGCAGTCGATGGTGCCGCCCTTGCATTCGCTGCATTCGATGTCGCAGGTTCCATCGCAGTTTTCGCAAAGGCAGTTTTCCCGGTTGCCTAGGGAAAACAGGCGCAAGCGACCACCGACCAGATAGCCGCACACCACGTCGTGGTCATTCTTCAGGCGATGCTCCAGTTCCATCGCATCCAGCAAGGCAAAGTCACCCCGCTTGGCGAGTACGATCGCATCGGTTTGCAGCTGGGTCAGGGCCATGTGCGTGCCCTCATCGGGGTGACGTTGGTCACCGGTGCTGGCGGGGCTTCCTGCACGGGCAACGGCTTGCCCTGCGTGCGGCACCACTCGCCCAGGGCATCGTCGAATTCCACGTGCTTGCTGGTGGTGCTGCAGGCGCATTCCACCAGGTGGCCACCACCGGCACTGGCCTGGCGTGCATCGTGGATGTGGCGGGCGTTGTGCCCTGCCCTGCATTGCGGCAAGGCGAACGGATGGGACACCATGCGTTGGGTCATGTCAGCGCTCCCAGTGGGGCCAACGTGCGGATGGCCTGCCGCGTGACTTCCGCGGCGTGCGCGCCATAGACGTTGGCGGTGGTGGACACCTGGCGGTGGCGAGCGTGGGCACTGCCGGCGCGCAGGCCCAGCTTTTCCACGATGTCGCCGATACGGCGATGGCGGAACAGATGCGGGTGCAACTTGGGTAGGCCCGCGTCTGCACCGCGCTGGCGCACCATCACGTACAGGCTCTGGCGGGTGAAGCGGGTGCCGTTCTGATTTACGAACAGGGCCGCCTCACCGTCACGTGCCATCTGCCCGCGCACGCGCAGCCAGGCGGACAGCGCGGCCACGGTCTGTTCCTCCATGCCCAGCACGTCCACGTCGGCGTCCGTGCCGCCCTTGGGCCGCACGCGCAGCTGCTGGCGGCGCAGGTCGGCGGTGTAGCGCCCACTGCCCTGCCCTGGCGCGTCCAGTAGCGCGATTTCGCCGGCACGCAGGGCGGTGTCCAGCAGCAGCAGCAGGATGGCGCGATCGCGCAGGTCGATGGCCAGCGTGGTGCCGATGCCGGTGATCACGTCCTTCAGCGGTTCCAGTTCCGGCGCCACCACGGTGCGCGGGCGGAAGCGGATCTTCACGTGCTGGGTGGCGTCATGGTCCACGTAGCCTTCGCCGCGGCACCAGGACAGGAACATATGCACGGCGGCCAGGCGACGTGCGGCGGTGCGCAGGCTCCACTGGTGGTGCTGCAGGCCGTCATCCAGCCAGCGGTTCAACAGGCGTTCGCTGACCAGCTGCACCAGGGTGACGTCGGCGCGGGCCATGAACGCGGCCATGCGCTTCAGGTCGTCGCCGTAGGCCAGCACGGTGTTGCGTGCGGCGCCACGGAAGGCGCGGTGCTGCAGGTACTGCGCGATCAGCAGGGTCAAGTCACCGGGGATGCCGTCGACGGGGCGGATGCGGGTGACGTTCATGCGGCACCCCGCGCACGGCTGAAACTGCGAACGAACGTCCACTGGATTTTCCAGTGATGCACGTGCCACCTTGGATGCTGCCACCAGCGCCGCTTTGCACGCAGCAACTCCCGCGCAATTCCGCCGCAGATTCCGGCCCAATGGTGAGCGCGGTCGTCCAGGCGGTCTTCCTGCGAATTGGAGTGATACCCGGGAAGCCAGCAGAACGTGCCATCCAGTCCGTCGCATCCGCCGACTGCGAATCGCTCGGCTGCCATCTTGGCCGCGTGCTCATATGACACGTTCAAGTGCAGGACACGCGCCACCAGCAGCACCAGGCCACGATAGAGCGTTTCGCGGTCGGCCACGTCGGCGGTGTATTTCTTGAACGGATAGCGCAGGAAATGGCGCTCGCGTGATTCCCAGAACCCTAGGTCACGCATCGCCTGGCGTTGCTTGTCCGTCAGTCGTGGGTACGTCCACCCGCATGAATCATCGCTAGACCCACGGCATGGGTCGATGTGCCAGATATCGAAAAGCGGTATCGACCGGCCAGGCGCAATCGGCAGTTTCACTACGAACGCAAGCGATTCGGGTGCGTGCATCGCTCAACCCTCCGCCTTGCTGATCGTCAACGCCTGTTCCAGCACGTCGAACAATCCACCGATGGCGGCGGATAGCACCACGAAGCGCGCATCCAGTTCGGCCGCCAGGTCTTCGCGTTCGGTGCCTTCCAGCTGATTCCACAGCCCGCTGCCGAATGACAGCTTGCGCAACACCAGGTCTTCGCCCAGCGTGAACGTGATGTCGGCATCGTGGTGCAGTTCCAGGCGTGCCACCTGCTTGCCCGCTTCCAGGTGCTGCACCACTTCCGCGCCCGACAGATCCACGTCCTGCAGCTTCACCGTCCCGCCGTGATCGGCTGCGTCTTTCAGTGTGGCGCAGTCGCCCACGGCGATGCCGTCCGGCAAAGGTTCGCCCGCCAGCCACCCGGTCATCACCAGGCGCGGCGACGCTTCCGCATTCAGCGCCAGCGCAGGGAAACTGCCCAGCGCGTGACGGATCTGGCTGACCACCGATTCCGCTTGCTTGCGGCTGGCGGTGTCCACCGCGATAAACCCGCGCTTCAAGTCCAGCAGCACGTCGATGCGCGACGGCTTCACCAGCGCCTTGGGCAGCAGTTCGTGCACCAGGTCTTCCTTGATGCGCTTGCGTGTGCGGACACCGGGCTTGCGACCTTCGCGTTCCTCGATGGCGATCAGCTTTTCCGACAGCAAGCGGTTGACCACGGACGGCGGCAGGATCTTGTCTTCACCGGCCACCGTGAGCCCGACGAAATCGCCGTGCATCATGGCCAACCGGTCATCACCCTGGCCATACGGCGAGACGAAGCCGCGCGACGACATTTCCAGCGGACCTACGGGCTTCAGAGTGCAATCCTGCAGCAGGGCGATGGCGTGGGGCTCCACCATTTCGAACGACTGGTGGCCGTGCGATTCGGTAGCCACGAAGGCATGCGACACCGACACCGGGAAACGAAAAAACGTTGCATTGCGGAAGACGTTCATGCCTTCACCTGCCCGCGCAGCGCGTCCACCATGTCCCACGCGGCACGGCGCGCCGCGAACCGGTCACCGCACGTGGCGCGGTACGTGCTGTCGGCCGCGTGGACGGCAGCACCGGGCGCCACGCCACGGCGCTGCGCGTCACGCCTGGCGTTGACGCGCACCAGCAAACGGTGGCTGACCTTGGGGAAGTGCGGGGCTTGCGGCACGCTGCCGCCTGTGTTGCACTGTTGCATGTCCTTTATCCTTTGTCGGGTTGGGTCACTGAAGCCATCGGCGTTGACGCGCCGGTGGCTTCGCTTTTTGCAGCGGGTGAATCGACTTCCTTGCGTGCCGCCAGCAACAACTTCAGGCTGGCGCGGCGATTGATGCGGCTACCGTTGACGGCGTGTTTTTCCAGAACGGCGGGCACACGCAGCAACCCGTCTTGCGAAACGAACACCTTGTGTTCCGGCACCGGGTTGAAACCCGCGTACCGGCAGCACGATTCAAACTTGGTGATGTGCATGTCGCGCATCAGCGGCCTTCCTCGAAGTTCAACCACTGCGCCGCGCGGTTCGCCGCCGCTTCGGTCTTGAACGTGCGCATCTGGTTGGCGGGCGACAGCGACACCAGCGCCTTGCCGATGGGCGTGCCCTCTTCGGTGACCCGCTCGAACCGGCACACGCGCCAGTCGTGCGCGCCGGGCACGGGCGCGGCGAACCACGACAGCCACTTGCTGGCGACCTGTTCGGTCATCAGTGCACCGCCTTCAGCGTGGGGCGCGCATTGCCAGGCACATTGCCCACGGCCACGGCGATCTGTGCATTCAAGGTGATGCACGCGCCCATGACCTGGTTGATGCCGTGCATGGCGGCGGCGAAGTGCGGCGCGTCTTCCGGGCCTATGCCTTTGCCGTCTGCCAGCATGGGCATGATGCGTTCCACGGCACCGGCGGTGGCGCGCAATAGGTCGCACGGCGTGGCCATCTGCCCCACCACGTCATGCGCGGCCGGTGGCCGGCGGGCCAGCAGCAGGCCATCACGCGCCAGCAACTGGGACAACAGGTGATCGCGGAATTGATCGGGCAGCGCCGCGATCAATGATTCCTCGATATCCACGCACATGCGGATTTCACCGGACAGGATGCGCTTGACCGTCTGCGTGTTCAGCCGTGCGCAGCTGTCGAAATTCTCCGACGTGCTGGCCACGTGGAATTCCACCACGCGATCTTCCAGCGCCGTCATGTCGTGGTAGTGCTGCACCACGGCGGCGGCGTATTCGTTCCACTTCAAGCGGGCCTGCAGCACCGCGTTGGTGATCAGGGTGCCGATGATGTGACTGCGTGCGGGGCGCTTATCCACGTGCGTGCACCTGCTGCAGTTCGTCGCCGCGTGCGCGCTGGAACACGGCGATCACCTGGTCCTGGCGTTCACTGATCAGGCTGTCCACGCGGCCGTAGATGGCATCCGGCGTGGACGTGTCGGTGACGCATTCTCGAGCTTCGCGCAGCACGGCGATTTCGTGGTTCAGGCGCGCCACCGTTGCGGCGGCTTCCGGAACCAGCATGGCTTCGGCGGTGTACGGGATGCGTTGGATGTTCATGGGTGCGCGGCCTCCGAAACCGCAGGTTCGTGAGGGATCGGCAGCGCCGGGATATGGTTCAACCCATCATGGCCATCCACGACACGCAGGACGGAACGCGGGGACCAGTAGGCATTGCCTTCGGGCGAGGGGATGCCCTGGGCGAACAACTCGCCCGAGATGGCCGAACCGGTCAGACCATGGCTGTGGCGCAGCCGCACGATCAGTTCGCGATTCGGCCAGGTGATGGGGTCGCGGAACAGCCGGCCATCCACCACCACGCAGCCGTAGGGCGTGTGGCCGTAGGGGCGCGCGGCCTTGCGCAGGCCGGTGGCGATGGACAGGTTGCGTTCGCAGGTCTGTTCGCGTTCCAGCTGCGCGCGTGCCAGCCAGATGGTCAGGATGAAACGGCCCATGGCCGTGGTGGTGTCGATGGGCTCGGTGACGGACTGCACCGCCAACCCGCCCTGCCCGCCCTGCCCCAGCAACGTGTTCAAGCCGTCCTGCGCGTCGCGGAACAGGCGGTCGATGGCTATCACCACCACCACGTCCGCATCGCCAGCCGCCATGCGCGCCAGCAGGTCTGCCCCGCCCTTGCGCTTGGCCAGCGGCTTGCCGGCGCTGACGCCTTCATCGGCCACTACGTCCACCAGTTGCAGGTCGCGGGCCTTGCACCACGCCTGCAGGCGGTCACGGTGCTGTTCCAGACTGTGGCCGTTGGCCACCTGGTCGGCGGTGCTGACGCGGATGTAACCCAGGGCGCGCATCAGGCGGCCGCCCTCGCGCTGGCGTACACGTCTTCCAGCGTCAGGTCCAGGGCGTCAGCCAGGCGGAACGCGACCGGCGGTTCCGGCAAGGCCTGCCCCTGTTCCCATTTGGACACGGTAGCCTTGGTGACGCCCAAGGCCCGGCCCAGCACTTCCTGCGTCAGCTGATGACGGATGCGAGCGTCCCGGATGGGATGGGTGTCCGTTGGCGACACAGCGGTGGTTTCCGTTTTCGACATGCTGCGAGTATCGCAAACGGATATTCTGAAAGTCAACCCCTAGGAAACGACAAATGTTTCCCGGGTTGCCAGACTGCCGGCATGACGATCTTCGGCCCCCGCCTGAAAGCCTTCCGTGACGCCCGTGGGTGGTCGCAAGAGCGCGTCGGCTTTGAACTTGGTGTCACCAAAGCCACGATTTCGAAATGGGAGACGGGCCGCGCCGAACCGGGGCTTGGCAACCTGGCATTGATCCGCCGGCTGTTCGAAGCCGATGGGGCGACGCTGGATTTTCTGGTGGATGAAACGGTGGAATCGTCGCCCGATGGGAAACGTGTAGGCGAAGCAATGGCCGCCCGATATGGCGCCAACGTAATCGAGTCGAACGACATACGTGCCCTGGTGGCGCGCTACAAAAAGTTAAGTAGTTCACAACGCAAAGGGTTGTTGGATCTGTTGGGCGGCGACCTATAACGCTGCCTTCGCATTGCATGCGGCATCAATGCACGCTAGCGTCAGCGGACTGATCAAGGAATTCGATGATGCCGTTTCGTTCCACCACGGTGATCGCACTACTGTGCCTTGCGGCACCTTACGCGCACGCCGCCCCCAAGACGGTGACCGTCCAGTCCACACTTCCGCCGTCCGCTGTGTTTGAAGTGGTGAACGCCAACGTGATCCGGTGTTTCGCCGATGGCGAATTCGTTCTGACGCCGTATGCCGGTTCCACCATCCAGCCACCCAAAGTGGTGATCAATGGGCGCTGGGGCCATCAGTTTTCCGTGATCGACATGCTGCCGGCCACACAGGGCACGGATATAAACGTCAAGCTGGTGTATGCGCTGGGCCGCGGCCGCCGCGGCGACGACTGGAAACAAGCGCTGGGCGAATGGGTCAACAGCGACACGCACACGTTCTGCCCGCGCTTACCCTGAATCAGCGCACTGCGCCCGCTTCCACCTTGCCGCGAATGCAGGCGCGTTCACCCTGCCATTGCTCACGTTCTGTGGTGACCAGGCCGATCATGCCGGACGCCCACGACCACATTTGTTTCGCCCACTGATCTGTCAACGGTGTGGGCGGTGTCGGCGGCGCCGTTACCCTGCCCTGCGGCACCACCAGGCAATCACTGACCAGTGGCGGCGTTGGCTTCACCGACGGCGGCATCGAGGGGCGGCAGGCCAACAGGGGCCACACAATCGCCACGCACAACAACAGTTTGAATAATTGCTTCGCGTGCATGGGTCTTGTCCTGGGTAGCGTTGGTTTTCTGCTGGGTGTCGGCGCGCACGTCGGCGGTTACCTTGTCCAGCTTGGTGTCGCGCGTCGCTTCGCTAGCGCGCAGGCCTTCGTTGGCTTTCAGCGTTGCGCCGCTGGTCGCGGCCTTGCACTCGGGCTTGGCTTGCGCCCATTGCCAGAACAGGAAGCCGTTGACCACCATCGACAGCAGCAACAGCAACGCCAGGATGATCACCCACTTCCACGCAGCCCATATGCCGGCAAAACTATTCGTCATCATCTTCGCCGTAGGCCTCATCGATCAGTTCAACCACCAGCCAAAGCACTATCGCCGCGACCACAAACAGCACCACGCCCAGCGCGTCTTGGCTGGGTGCGCCGTAGATCACCGCTTGCCCTTGGCATGCTTGTGCGCGATCGCCATGCGTTCCGCCCACCACGCCTGCAGCACCGCCGGCAGCATGTGCACGCGGTTCACCACGTTGCGGAACTGTGCAGCGATTCCGAACACTTTGTCGTACTGGGTCAGCGCGACTGTGCCCACGCCGATCAACAGCACCACCACCCACCATTCCGGCACTGCCGTATCCACGAACGGTGCGAGCCCGGTGGCAAACGCGCCCACCATGGCAAACAACAGACCCACCTGCGTCATCAGGTGACGCACGCACGTGGCGCGATCGCGTGCCAACAGGAAGGTGCCGGTGCTCCAGAAAATCGCAAAGCACGCAGCGGCATTCAACAGCATCAGCAACAGGGTCATGGCGGCGCTTCTCCGTCCGTTTTCCCCCTGGTGGTGAAACCTACCCAGGCGTTCAACCCCGCCTGGAACATTCGCTCAAAATAATGGGCGGTCTTTTGCCGCGTCACCTGCATCAGGAAGGCGCACAACCCTGCGATGGCTTCAATGGGCATGGCTTGCACGCCGTACTGCGCCATGGGCGTGGCATGGAACAACGCCACCGCAATCCACCCGCCCAGGAACGCATCGGCGGCTATGCCGAACAGGCGCAACGGGATGGCTTCCACGTCCTGCCCTTTGCGTGACAGGTAGCTGAAACCGGAACCCAGCATCGCCGCGGCCAGTGCCGCAATCGGAATGCCCAGAATGGGGATCTTGATCACCGCATCGATGCCCGGCCAACTGGTGATGGCAATGGCGCCCATCAGCGACGCGAGCGCATCGGCGTAGTCGACACGGTTCATCCCGCGGCCTGCACGGCAGTAAGGGCGTAGCGATAATTCCGCGCCCACTTGGCACGCAAGTCTGCCCGCTGCGCCGCATTGCCACGCGTGTACGCGCCTGGCCGCCAGTTGCGCAGGTAATACTGGAACGCGGCTTCCTCATCGCCAACTGCCGGCAACGGCTTGGGGTCAGTGAACAGCAGCAACCGCGACACACACACGGCCAGCGCGTCGTTGCTTTCAAGCGCAGCCCAGATGGCGGCCGGGTGGAATTCCACGCCCAGCTTTTCGCACACCTGCGCCAGCCAGTAACGGCTGGACGCATGCAGATACACGCCCCACACGCCACCACGGCTGGCCTTGGTGCCTTTCTCGAATTGGCCCAGTCCACGTGCCGGGCCTTTGCGGCCTGGCTGGCGTGCATCGATGACCTGCCAGCGGTGTGCCAGGTTCGATTCCTGCAGGAAGATGGCAAGGATCGCCACCATGGCGGCGGCTGAAGTCATCACCGGCGGCAACAGCTTCAGCGCCGGCCGGATGATCTTGCTGACGGCCACCGCGGTTGAAATGGGAAGGGGCAACAAGGGCGTGGGCATGCCGCGCATTGCACCCCGCCCCTGCCCCGCTGTCGGCCCGGCGGCTTGACGCCCGTTTACTTTGGCGTGGGCGTGTATTTGAACGTGAAGTCGTCGAACTGGCCGTCCGTGGTCGTCGGGTGCAGCGTCACCGTGGCGCCGGCTACCACGTCGCTCACGCGCCACTTGACCACCGTGCCGGCGATGGTGGGCGTGCCGGCGGTGCAATTGCTGCCGGTGGCGGTGCAACTGGCCAGCGCGCCGCCGTCCAGCCACGGGGCGAAATCCATGGTGTAGTCCAGCGCCGCGTTGGGATCTTGGGCGCGGGTTTCGCCGGGCTTCCAGGTGATGGGCGTTTGCATGCGGTGTCTCCGTTTATGCAGTAAGGGCAAGGGTGCGCAGCGCGGGTGGCGCCACGAAGGTGCGGGCGCTGTGCGGGGCGGTGTAGTTGCGGGGCTCGGGCGGTAAAGCAAACGCACGGCGAGCTGGGGGCGCGACGTAATGACGGCATTCCGGTGGCGCGCGATAGGCCACCGCCTGCGGACTGACGATCGCAGCGGCCACCGTGCCGCCATGGAAGGCCTGCGCATTGTTGAACGGCACCGTGCCGGTGATGACCAGGCGCAGCGTGGCACCGTGGAAGGTGTCGGCATCGGCGAACATTGCCGATTCCACGATGCGCTGGTGGATCTGCCCGCCCGCGAACGTGTCGCCGTCCGCAAAGCCCGCCACCTGCGTGATGCGCTGGTGCAAGGTGCCGCTGTGGAAGCTGTCGGCATCGGTGAACGTGCTGGCCTGCACCAGCAGCGAACCGCCGGCCAGCAGCACGCCGCCATGGAACGCATCCGCATCCGCATAGGGCGTGGCCTGGGTGATGCGCTGGTGCAGCGTGGCGGCGTGGAAACTGTCACTGTCCGCGAACGTAGCGGCCTGCCCAAGCGCCTGGCGCAATGCGCTGGCGTGGAAGGTGTCACCGTCTGCGAACGTCGCGCCCTGCGTGATGACCAGGCGCAGCGTGGCCCCGTGGAATTGATCGCTGTCGGTGAACGCAGGCGCAGTGATGCGCTGGTGCAAGTTTGCTGCGTAGAAGGTGTCGCCGTCACCCAGCGTCGACGCCTGCGTGACGCGCTGGTGCAGCGTGCCAAGGTGGAAAGTATCCGCGTCAGCGTAGGGCGTTTCCTGCGCCAGCACCGTGCCACCGGATGACAGCACGCCGCCGTGGAAGGTGTCCGCGTCCGTGAAGGGGCTGGCTTGCGTGATCGCCTGGCGCAGCGTGCCGGCGTGGAAGGTATCCGCATCGCTGTAACCAGACGCCTGCGTCAAGGCATGACGCACAGCACCTGCGTGGAAGCTGTCGGCGTCATTGAACGCTGACGCATGGGTGATGCCGTGGCGCAGGCTTCCTGCATGGAACCCATCAGCATCGGTGAACGTGGCTTCCTGCGTCAGCGTGGTGCCGCCACCCGCGCCGCTTTCGTAGTCTGCCCAGGCGTTCATGCCGCCTGCGCCCGGCGCGCTTTCTACCCACGTGGCCGCCGGGCTCGCGTATCCGCACGCTTCCATGCGCGACTGCCCACCGCCCGCATCCACCTGGAACTTCGCCTGGAAGCTGTCGGTTACACCGCCCAGCCGGATTGTTTGCCCGCCGGTAAGGCCAGGGACATCGATCGCGAACGCCAGCACGCCACCACCACCGGGCACCGCTTGCCCGGACGATGCGTACAGCAGCGCATTGCTGCCGCCCGCGTACACCAGGAACTTGGCGTTACAACCTGCGGTGGACGTGGCGTCGAACCGCAGATAGCCCATGACCAGATCGCCATCGGCGGGCATGACAAAATCAGTTATCCATGCGCGGTCGCCACTGGTGGGTGACGTATCACCACCAGCGGTGTCGTCGCCAACAACGCCACCGCCACCACCGCCAGGCGCAGCCGCTTCGAATGCACCCAGGTCAAAGGCCGCTGGATCAAACGCGGCGGCCACGGTCAGCTGTCCGTTTCGGTGTACAGACTCATCAGCGCGATACCGATCACGCTCGACGTGCCGCCCGCACTCATCCAGCCCTGCGGCGCCAGCAGCGTGGTGTTGCTGGGGATGTTGGTGGTGATGGCACCCTCCGCCACTGCACCGGTGCCAAGATCCGTGACCTGGTAATAGATCGTCGTCGAATTGGGTGCGCAGAACAACACAAGTTCGTAGGCCTTCGTGCGGTCAGCCGTAGGTACTGGGAACGATGCGCCCAGGTCGACCTTGGTGCATGTGCCGGACGCGTCGTTGTGGAAAATCTGCATGTTGGTGTCAGCAGCATCCCAACCCACACCGATGCAGTTGACCAGCGTGGACGGCTCCACGTCCGTGGGTGCAGACGTGACGTTGCGCATGCCTACGAAACAGCGCGTGGTGCTGGTGGCAACTCCGGTGGCCGGACCGAAGCGCGTGACCACGAAGAAACCGCCCAGGCCAGCGCCGTTGCCTGTGCCGAACTGTGCCGCGGTACTGCGCCAGCCCGCGATTGCCGTCGTGGCCGCAGTAGTTACCAGATAGTCCAGGCGCCGCATCCATGTGTGGATGTTGGTGGTGGCGACGTTCGCGCCGGTCGCGGTGCCGGTGGCCGTCAACGCAAGGCCCATCACCCCTAACACTGTGCCGTTGCCGTTCGGGTTCACCCACCCGATCTTGTTGCGCGCCAGAAGTGGCTGCAGGCTGGAATCAAGCCCGGCCGGGCCTACGAACGCCGGCAACAAACGGGACGCCACCTTGCGCGCGAACAGCGCCATGACATCGGTAGGCGGCAACGTGGGTGACGCCACCACCGGTATATTCAACTGACCATCGATGTCGTGGTCATCGTTCCAGTCAGACGGCTGTATCAGCGTGGCATCGCCGCCATCCGACTTGGCCGACACCTTCCCGTGCTTGATTCCCATGGCCGGCCGTCAGGGCGCGCCTTACAGCGTGAACCAGCCCGACGCATTCACCGCCACGGTGATGTCGCCACCGCCCGGGGTGACCGGCAGCCCGGTGAAACCCGTGTCCAGGAACGCCACCAGGCGCGACGTGGCCGGCGTGCCGGTGTCGATGTAGATCACGATCGCTTCCGCCGATGCGCCGGCCGCGGCAGCAAACGTGGGATCGGCGGAATCGAACGCGCCATTGACGATGGTCTTCGTGCCCAGCGTCACCGCTGTGCCGACAACGCCAGACAGCGAAGTCTGGAATTCGTGCGCCGCCGAATACGTGTACGTCGCGGTGTCCACCAGTGCCGCCTTCACGACGCCAGCAGATAGCGAACTGTTGACCGCCGAACCCAGCACGGCTTCCTTGTATTTCGGATAAATTGCGTTCGCCACGGCGTGATTCCCGGTGTGTACTGCACGCCACTACACACGCGCCGGGCCGTGCTGTCGGCCCGGCGGCTTGACGTTACTCCGCGTCCAGCGCCCGTTCGGCCAGAATCTGCGCCAACTCTTCCGCCTTCGCCTGCCGCCAGCCTTCCAGTTCGCCGGCACTCCACGCCCACGCCTGGCTGGCCTGAGCGTCAAAGTATTTCAGCGCGGGGTCTGCATCGGCGCCGGGCGCGCCGTCCGTGGGTTCGTAGCCCGTCACTTCAGCCGTGGGGTCGACGGTGCTGGCCACCTTCACCCAGCCGGCATCACGGCTTGCGGTGCGGTTGGCCACTGCCGACAGGTGCAGGCCGTGCACGCTGCCTGGCGTACGGATGGGGAAGCCAGACGCATCGGTGACGAACTGGCCAGCGTCATTCACCAGCCACCCCTGTGCTTCGTAGTGCACATGGCCGTTGGCAGACCCTTGCTTGGTCAGGGTGACGCGGCACAGCGCGCCGTCCTGCAACTCGTAGTGACCGGACAGCGGGGGCGCGTTGTCGATGGTGATCTGTTTGAACATGGGCCTTACTCCTAGGGTGTGGTGGGCAACGGGTCGCGGCTGATCATCACGCGTTCGCGCGCAGCCTTGGCGATGTAGCCGGCGCCCACCGGATCAACGTAGCCATCGAACTGAAATTCCACACCGCCCGCCTTATTTTCCTTGGCGTACACAATGCGCCAGCACATGCCGGCCTCGCGCAGGCGTTCGCACTGCACGATCATCGCATCGGCTTCCTGTTGAGTCAGGCAGATGATGCGCTTGCCCACAGAAAAGCTGGTCAGCACGGCCAGATCGTTTTCGTTTACGTTGGCGATGAATTGGTCATAGGTGATCATGGCGGTGGCCTGTCAGGGTTTCTGGTTCAATGGGTTGTGCGTGGCGATGAACGCATCCATGGTTTCGCCCGCGAAATAGCACTGCTGATGCACGACGATCTTGCTGACCTTTTGGGTTCCCATCGGTTGCAATGCGATGACTTCCTCCCACGTGAACGTGCCGTCCAGGCGGTACACGATCACTTCACGGTGCAGCATATCGGTGATGGGTACGCAGCGCCCATCGCGTAGCGTCATAGGCGTGGTCAGTGACGCCACGATGCTGGCGCCGGACGTGGTGACCAGGCGCAAGCATTCGACGTTGGCGGAGTCGTTGCGCTCCACAGCCATGTGGCGGATGTTGGGGGTGTTGGGTTGTTCGTTGTAGCAGGGCAGCATCATGCCGGGCTGGATGGCTTCCGCCAGCGTGCCATCGGGCAGGAAACTGTCGGCGGCCACGCACCAGTCACCGGGGCTGGTGCCGCCACCGCCACCGCCGCCCGATGAACTGCCCGATGATGGAATGGTGATCTGGCCGGCGATGTACACGCCATCACCCAGCGCAGCGACTGTTGCCGGGTTGGTGCCGGCGTACCAGGTGCGTGTGCCGCCTGCGAATCCGTCATCGATGCAATAGATCACATACGTAGAGCCAACGGTCAGGCCGGTGACGGCATTGGTCACGCCGGAATAGCTGACGGTGAACGAACCGTAATTGGCCACGTGCGCGATCACCGTGACTTGGCCGCTGCTATTGGCCGACAGCTTCGTGGTGGTGGCAACGTTCTGCGACACCACCTGCAGCAGGTTGTCCTGGCGTCCGATGCGCTGACCGCTGCCCGGCACCCGCAGGCCTATGCGGCGCACGCCGCTGGACAGATACCCATCTGCCAACGCCAGGTTCCCATACGTTAACCCCTCTCCAATCTCGTCAACGGTAGCGGGAGCAGAGTCGGCCCATAAAGTAAATTCGGTCTGGTTTTCTTTGGCTCTACCAAAGTACGCCTGCGCGCCAAATACATAGCTGTCACCGAAGCCTCCGATGGTGACAGCCTTACGAATTCGGATGACTGCATGCGCAGCATTGGATGGCGATTTCCAGATTCCGCCCCTTAGCGCATACCTGCCCGGCTGCGGAGGTTGCGCATCGTAGGCAGCGTTTTCCGCAAAGTATGGCGTTCCATCTTCACTGATTGATGCACCTGCTGCGTCAAGCCAGCCGACATTGAGTTGCGCAGTGCAGCGGAAAATCGACAACAGCATGCTGTACTCATACCATTCGCCGCCCGTTACCGGTATTTTTGTAGTGCAGCCGAAATCAGTAACAGCAGGGCTGCCCGCTCCAATGCCAGCCTCGCGCCACTCAAAATTCCCACCATCCGCAAAAGCATAACCAGGATTCAAGAAACCGGCCGCTTTGTTCTTGATGGTGTAGACGGATGCTGACGGATTCCAGGTGACCGTCCAAGGGGTAAGGAGCCCAGTCATCTTCCCAAATGAAGCGTTTGGCGCTAGGTTCGCGCCCAGCCCTGCGGTGATTGATATGGAGTCCGCAAGCTGGAACATATTGACCTGATCCATGCCCCATGCGCCGCCCGAAGTGTTCAGGCTATAGGCGTTGAATAGGGCATATCGAGCCGTCGGACCGATCACGCCAGTAAACTTTCGAACATAGCCAGGGACACCGCCAGGGCCAACATCCGTCAGCGTCACTGGCAAGTCGAATACTTGCAACTGCGTGCCGTTTTCGTCGTAGGTGATCACCGACAACATAAATCCAACATCGGCCGCGACACCGTTGCGATTCAGATAAGCAGACACGCACAGAATTCCGCCCGGACGTACAGGCATTCTCCCTTCATTGACCAGGCGATATCCCGGGGATGAATGAAATAGTGCCCTTGCTGTGCCGCCGACACCGCCAGTCGCTTGCCAATTTACGTATGTGCCCCATCCTCCCCAGCCACTTTGCCCGGCCTCAAAGCGGGGATTTGCTACAGCAGGATCAATCACGACCTGCGAATTGTCGGCCGTAAGTTGCCAGGCCGAACCACTCCAGCGATAGAGTTGCGCACGATCTGTTACGTACCACAAGTCGCCAGTGGCCGATGCCGTGGGCGGTGATGCTTCTGGCGCAAACCAAGTGCGCACTTTGCTGTTGGCGGTTGATTGTGCGCCCGCCGCATTTGCAATCGCTGTACCAATCGCAGTGTCTTGCGCAAGCACCCACGCGCTGCCGTTGCTGCAATATTGTTTATTGCCGTCCCCTGTGTCGAACCACAGATCGCCGAGTGATGCGGGCGGGTGTTCCGGTGCCGCAGGCTGGAAGAAAGTATCGATCTTTCCGTCCGCAGTCGATTGCGCAGTAGCCGCTGCAGCTAAGGCCGCCGCCGCAGATGCCGCAATCGCCGACACCTGCACACCCGCGCTACTCACCAGACCACTGTATGCCGAATACACCAACCCGAAATTCACCGCGCGCACGCGGAACCACCACACCGTGGCGTCCGTCAGCGGGTACGTGTACTGCATCGCACGCACGCGCGTGAATTCGGTGTATGCGCCGCTGCTGGTGGCGGCACGCTCGATGCAGTATTCAACGTCTGCCGGCTGTTCCGCGTCCGCCGTCCACTTCAACGACACACCATCCGCCACCGCCAACGCAGTCAGGCCTGTAGGCGCACGCGGCACCATCGACGGATCGGCAACGGTGAACGTGACGGGCGTCCAGTCGCTGGGCGTGCCGGCGGCGGACAGGGCTCGCGCCTCGCCTTCATAGGACTTGCCGCGCTCCAGTCCGTCTAGTGTGATCGCTTCCGATGTGACCGGCACAATCTTGGTGGACCAGGCACCGGAACTGCTGGCCAAGCGCCAGCGGATTTCGTATTGGGCGGCGACGGAAGGCATTACTGCGCGCTCCTGCTGTCGCGCCACGGCGCACGGCGCACGTAACCACCGGCCGCACCGCCAGCGCCCACGCCCAGCGTGACGGACGGCGTGGTTACACCCGCATCATCCGGTGCGGATGACCCCTGCCCGCTTATGATCACCGTAATGCGTGGCGGGTCGGGCGGGTCCAGGTAGGTCAAGCCGGTGGCCTCGCTGATGATGGTGTCGGGCGGGTTGTCGATGTAATCGAACAGCGCAGGCGCGTAGTCAACCAGCTTGATGGTGGCCATCAGGTCTTGACCTGGCGTGATCGCCGTGACCAGCATGTCGCGGGTTTGCTTGATGGCCGAACCCAGCGCCACTACGTCGCCCACCTTCACCTGCCCGGGCAGACTTGCCACGGTGAATGTGTTGGTTTCGGTGGCGGCCGGCGTGCACGCCATGTCGGGGATGCTGCCGTCGTCGCAACGGAACTGCGCGTAATACGTGGTGCCCACGGTGAAGGTCACTACTTCATCCAGTGTCACCGTGTTGCCCACGATGGACTTGATGCGACCCCAGCCTTCGCCCCACTCCACCACGTCATCCATCACCGTCACCAGATCGCCGCGGGTGTGGCGGATCATTTCGATATCGGTTTCCAGGCTGTAGTTGCTGGGCCGGAATTTGGCTTGGCCCATCTGGTGGCGTCCAGCGCGCCAGGCCGCTTGCGCGCCACGGCAGGCCTTCAGATCCATGGTTTCAAAGCGTGACGCCGCCGGCAGCGCGGACGCAATGCCGCGCGCATCAAGCCCGCGGTGGCTGTAGCCGTCATCCAGTACGATGATTTCGTCGGTGATATAACCGGCATCCGGGTTGGTGAACTTCACGCGCAAGCCGTGCGGCATTTCGAAGAAACTGCGCTGCCCGGCGAACTTGTTGGAATTGTTGGGCGTGAACACGCCCACCGGCTGCTGGTCCGGCTTGTCCCACACCACGCTGATCTTGCCGTCGCGGAACCCTCGCGTTGCCATGCCGGCGGAAAACACATCGCTGACCAGTTCCAGCAACGTGGTCGCGCTGTCCACCACCATGCTGCATTCAAGTTCGCGGGCGGTGCAGTAATCTGCGAATTCTTCCAGCGCGTCCAGGTCAATCATGGCATCGGTGGCGTGCAGCTTGATGGCCGGGCAATGCCGCATCAGCCAGTGCGCCACCCACGCCGGGTTGCGGCTGTACTGGTTCACCCAGGCGGCGCCGGTCCACACGGGTATCGACTGGCGCTGCAGCACGTTCAGCGTCTGCACCGCGCCGTTCAACTGGTCCGTGGCCTTGATGCGCAGGCACAGCTTGTTGGTGCCCGTGGTGCTGGGGTTGGTCTTGCGCGTGGTGCGCAACGCATACACCGACGCTGCGCCTTGCCGGCTGTTGGCTTCCGCTGCGCCCCACGCGGTCGCACCGCGGGTGATGCGGACTTCGTACTGGCCAGACGCCGGCACAATCCACGACACCGCCACGGTGAATGGGTCGCGGTTGGCGGTCTTCACCGTGCCGGCCGACCAGTTCAACTTTCGGGTGGTGATGGGTGCGGCCAGCCAGGTGCCGGAACCCACCAGGCGGTATTCGAACGTGATGTTGGCGGTGGCCTGGACGATCTTTCCTTTCTTGTCGCCACCATACAGCCCGTTGAAATTGATGATGACGCCCAGTTCGTCGGCCTGCACCTGCGACGTGCGCGTCACCACGTTGCCGTCATCCAGCGTGGCGCCCACGGCGTCTTCGTACACGTCATCGCTGTACAGCGTGGGCGTGGTGGTGATTTCGTATTCCACTTCGTCGTAGCTGTCGATCGGGGTTTCACCGATGCGGATGTCGCTGACGTCGATATCACCGTGGCCCAGGTCCAGCATCATGCGGATGTACTGCGCGCTGCCCACGTTTTCCGTGTACGGCAGGGCCGCGTGCGGCGGGAAGTAGCGCATTTCGCCCAGCACCAGCGGGATCACACCATACTGGTTCACCTGGTTGCTGGTGCCCGTCAGTGCAAACTGGCGTTCCGGCGCTTCCTGTGGGCCGGACAGCTTGGGTTGCGGTGGTGGCACAAGCGCGTTGACCAGCGCCATGCCGATCATGGTCAAGCCGGATGCCACCATGGCGGTGGTGACGCCCATACCCGCCAATGCGGCGCCTGCCGACGTGCCCATGATGATCGGTGCCACGTACCACGCGACAACGATCACCACCACCATTAGCACCAGGCGCAGCCACTTATTGCCGCTGCCACCACCGCCCGCCGGCATCACCGTCAGCGCGATCTTCGTGCCGGCCTTGGGTTTGACGCGCTGCCACAGTTCGGCCGGCACTTCGTAGCCATTGATTTCCACGCGCAAGGTGCTGGCGAGCTCGTACCCGTCGCGGCAGTCATCCAGAATCTGCTGGATGGTGCGCCCTGCCTTCACCGCCACGACGCTGGGCGTCTGGCTGAAGGGGTGCGGGCGCGCGATGACGGTGGCTTCATCCGCGTACATAGAAACCCTCGATCCTTTTTTCCCACATAGGCGACGCCAAGCGCTCGATGCAGCTGGTTTCACCCGGCGGCACGTGCAGGAAGCGGCGCGCGTCCACCATCACGCCTACGTGCCACGGCTTGCCGGCGATGCGAAAGATAACCAGCGCGCCTTCCACGGCATGCTCCACGCGGTGCCAGCCTTCGATCAGTCCAGCGGTTATGGCATCGGCCACAGCGTGACGGTCACGTGCTTCGGTGTAGCGCCCGCCGTAGTCGGGCAAGGTGATGCCGTATTCCTGTTGCATTACGTGGCGCGTCAACCCCCAGCAATCGAAGCCGGATGCGTCACGGCCGTGGTCTGCGAACGGCAGGCCGATGTACGGCGTGGTGTTCATCGGAACAGCCCGGGCGAATTGCTTGGGTTGTAGGTCTGGCCGGGCGCAGCCTGCATCCAGATGTCTTCCTGGTACACCAGCGTGGACACGGTGGTCAGGCGATCCCAGGACGCCTGCCCCATCAGGAAGTCGATGGGGCCGTATTCGATCACTTCGGGCGTGTCGGCAATCACCAGCATGAATGTCATGGTGGCGCGGCCAGTCAGTGACGACAGCACGCGCAGAATTTCGCGATCCACGTTGTCGATCTTCACCGCGGCTCGGGGCAAGTCGTTGTCGTCGTCTTGCGGCAGGATGAATTCGAACGGGAACGGGTTGTACGTGCCATCGCTGCGCACGCAGGGCACAGTGTCGCCACAGATGCGCTGCGTAGGAATGGACGCATGGGTGATGCGCAGCAGCGGCACGAATACCTTGTCGCACTCGCGCGCCATCACGGCAGCCATGGCGGGACCGGATACGTGGCGCATTAGGGCAGCAGTTCCAGATCAAGCGTGGCGTATCCACGGTTGCCATTGCCGCGCGGCTCCCACTGCGGGCGCGTCTTGAACCTGTACAGGCGCACGTTTCCGCCACCGATTGCACGACGGAAGTCTGACCACTCGAACGGTAGCGCATCTTTCAGCGTGGTGACCACGAACGCTTCCAGAATCAGCCACTGCGCCTGCGTCAGCGGCAAGGTGATGGACACGTCTTCCGCCACGGCGCTGTAGTGCCGGCGCGTCTTGGCCACGCCTGCCGACACGTCGCTGCGTATCTGGTTGCCCTGCGGCCGATAGATGCAGCTGTCGATCAAGGGATTGGGCAGCGTGCCCGGCCACGGACTAGCCATACGGCGTTCCCCTGCCCATGCCGGCCAGAGCGGCCTTGTTCATCACCGAACCCTTGCGCGCCAGGCCATCGGCCACCTTGGCCACAGCCAGGTTTACAGCGGTCTGGATGATCAGCTTGCCGTTTTCCATGGTGAACGTGGGCTCTTCCATTTCTGCCTTGCCATTCGTGTTGTTGTTCACGTTGAACTCGATGGCAGGCATGCCACCCAGGCCCATGCCACCACCGGCACCCATGGTGCCGACCGGGCCACCCGCTGCGAATTTTTGTGCGTTCAAGTCGTGGAACACGTCGGCGCCATACTTGTTGACGGCAGCCGCATTGATCACGTATTCGCCATTGCTTAGGTTTGCGCGGATGCTGTCGCTGGTGCCGCTGCCGGGGCCGCGCACCAGACCGCCGGTGGCGATATTCAAACCGCCGCCCATCAGGTCGACCACGCCGCCCATTTCACCGTTGGCACCACCGCCTCCGAAAAACATGCTGAACAACCATTGGATCGCTTTTTCCGCCAGCATTTGCTGGGCCATGCGCTTCACACGATCGAAGTATTCTTCAGCCGCATCGCCCGCACTGCTGAAGTCGTACAGTGCGCTGACGGCCAGGTCGGTGGTGGCGTCCTTCAGGTCATTCAGGGCGCCCATGGTTTCGCGCGCATCCTGCAGGCGCTTGGTCGATTCCACGATGGCCGCGCCTCGCTCGCTTTCGGCCGTGACACCCGCGGCCAGCAGGTTGTTGCGGATCTCCAACTGTTCGTTGGACAGGCCCATGGCTTCGATTTCTAGATCAATGCTGCGCTGCACGTCCTGCGCAACATCATCGCGGCGCTGCATGGCGTCCTGCTCTTTCTCCCACGCATCCAGCTTGGCGTTGCTGGCATCCACGGCGGCTTCGCCCCAGATGCCTTCGTACACAGCCAAGTCGGCCATCAGCTTTTCAAACTCTGACAGCTCTTCCTTGGCTTCCTTGGCCCGTGATTTCTTGCCTGTGTCGGGGCTGCCACCGGTGGCCCTGGCTTTCGCGGGTGCGCTGCCGTCAATGATTTTGACGCCGATCGCGCGGCGGCGGCTTTCTTCTTCGCGACGCTCGGCAACCGCAAGGGAATCCTGCAGTTGCTTCAGCTTTGCTTGTTCCTGCGTCAACAGCTTCGCATCACCAGCCCCAAGGAACGGCACGTTGACTGTGCGCGCAGCCATCCGCTGCTGCGCAAAAACCTTGCCTTCCTGGTCATCAATCTGGTTGCGCAGCACGGTGGTGCCGCGTTCGTTTTCCGCGCCGTAGTATTCACGCAGGGCGGTGATGGCGTTGACCGCCTGCGCCGCTACGCCTGCCAGCCAGCCCATCATGTCGTTGAACGCGGCACGTGTTTCCGGCGCGGATAACGTTGCCGCCAGGTCATTGACTGCAGCGGTGGCGCCCTTGATGCCTTCGCCGCCGGTGTCGCCTGTCAGTAGGTCGTTGAAATCATTTTTCAACCCCACCAACGCGCCGCCCAGCGTGTCGCGCGCGGCCTTCGCTGCGCCCTGGTACGACTCGTTCAAAATGTCGATGACGATCTGCTGCGCACCGGCAGTGTCGCCAGCATCTTCCAGCGCCTTGATTGACTTGCGGATGGCATCGGTAAACGCAGCGCCGAAACCTTGCTGTGCCAGTGCCGCCGCCGCCTTCGTAGGCGACTCCAGCGCACGGCCTATGGTTTCCGCGGACTGCTCCACGCTGATGCCAAGGCGCTGTGCTTGGTCAATGGCGACCTGCAACGCGGCGGGAAATTGCTCGCTGGCAATGCCGGAATAGGACAGTAGCCGGGTTTCCGCCTTGATGATTTCGCCGCTACTGAAGGTGGACGCTTGCGCGATACCATCCGCCATGGCCACCAGCTGGTCACGCGTGTATCCCGCGGCGTTGCCGGTGGACTTCAGCACGGCATCAAGCTGCGCCAGTTCCTGCTGCGACTGGATGGTGTTCTTTAGCAGCAGCGCCATGCCGGCGGCGACAGCAACGCCTGCAAACTTGATGCCGTTGCCGATCTTGTAGCCCAGGTCGTACCACTCTTTGCCAGCTTCTTCGTTGGCTTTTTTGCTGCTTTCAACCGCCGCCTTGGCTACGCTTTCGATGTCAGCCTTCACTGCACCGGAACCGTCGGTGGTGAACTTGACTTGGAACACGCTGGTGCGGCTAGTCATTGGGCTTGCCCTGTGCCATGACTTCCGCCGTGGCGGCAACAAACGCCTGCTCGATAGCGCGCAGATCCGCGAATAGCTGCGGCTGATCGGATTTCTTCAATCCCAATTCGCGGCGCAATAACGGCATGGCCGCCATCACGTCCGCGTAGCGCAGACCGGTGGGCCGGCCGCTGGGCGCATGCTGCCACTGCGTGCGCACCTGCATGAACAAAGCCGCCGCCGGTAAAGTCTCGGGCAGCAAGCGTGGCTGCGGACAGGCCGGGCACACGACGGGGCAGTCCCTGCAATAGCTGGACGTGAAGGTGTCGTCGTAGTGCCCCTCGAAGTCCCACAGTCGCTCTCCGTTTACGCCTGGGCCGGCGTTGGCGATCCATCTGGCCCAGGCGACAAGTTTTTTCGTACACCCTCACGGCTGGCGGTGAACAACGCCTCGCGCATGCGGTCGAAGATCCAGCGGTATTCCAACAGCGACTTCAGCCGTTCCGGTGCATACGCCCAGGGCGTGCCATCCGAATCGGCAATGTCGCGCCAGTCATGCGTGCGCGACAGCAATTCCGCGTGATCGGTTTCGCCCACGGCCGTCACTTCATCGAAGATGCGCACCAGGTCTTCCGTGGTTTTCACTTCACCGGCCCGGGCCAACATGCTGCCGCCCGTCTTTTCCAGCACGGCACGTTCGCGCTCGCGCAATTCATCCCGCGTGTACACCTGAAACAACAGGTGCACGGTGGTGTCGCCCTCCCCCGAAGGCAGTACCACCGGCACCCATATCCGTCCTACATCCGCCGCCCTGAACATGCCGCCGCTCCTGTCTGATTAAACGATTGCGCGTGCGCTCTTAAGCACCACGCTGAAACCCAGTTCCGCGCCAGATGGGCGGTACCCCTGGAAGGTGAAGTTCTGTTTCAAACCCTTGGGCCCGGTGATGCCCGGCGTGGGCGCTTCAATCACCGACACCGGAATGGTGAACACCAGCGATTCATTGCCCGCCGTACCCAGACCAGTGCCGCGCGACAGCGTGATCACCAGCGCAAGGTCGGTGTCGTTCTGCGCCTTGATTAGCAATGCAGGCGTGTCGAACTGGGCAACACCATCACCGGACAGCAAGGCCTGGCCTTCGGGCATGTCGTGGCGCTGGCCGCCGTCATTCAGGCAGTACAGGTCGGTGTCCAGGTCGTTGTTGAACGTCAGGTTCAACGTTTCCAAGCACACCAGCGTGGCGCCGCCGTCCAGCGACAGCGCCAAGTTGCTGATGCCGAATGCGGCGTGGCCGTAATCGGTCAGCGTCGCATCGACCGGCGAAGCTGGCAGGGTCTTTTTGCTGGCGCCACGAAGGTTGAACGTGGCGGTCTGGAACGGCGACGACGTGGAAAACGCGAACGTTGCCGACTCCACGCGGATGTCCATGTCGCGCACGTAACGGCCTGGCGTTGCGATGCGGCTGCTGAAGTCGCGTTCCAGCAACATCGCCACCGGCAACGGGTTGCCGCCCACGGTGTACGTATGCGTGTACGGCCCGGCACCGGTGGTGACCGGCGAACCGATCAGGTGTTTCAGCCAGAATGCAATGCTGGGGCCGATGGACAACACTGCACTGCCGGACGCATCCACGCGGCCGCGCTGGCCACGCAGGTTGCCGCGCAGGCCGCCGGCCAGCGTGGGGTCTTGTTCCAGCGGCTGGTTGTCGGCGAATTCATAGGTTCGGACGTACAGCAGTTCGGCGTCGGGCGAGCCCGGCACCGTGCGAAGGGCCGTCTGGGTAAGCCCGGCAAGTTTGGTCAGTGCACCGGTGGCCTGTGGCATGGGGGCTTACTCCTGGGTCTGTGAAGTGGTGCCACCGCCCTCGCCGTCCGCCACGGCGGCGACCTCGGCTTGGGCGATGACGGTGGCATTGCGTTGTTCGATATGGCCCGCGGCCAGCTGCGCATCGGCAGGCGTGGCGTAGGTGAAGCCCTTGGTTTCCACCAGGCGGATGGCGTCATCGGCCCGCACGGTGTGTTCGCCTGGCGTGTAGTCGCCCACGCGCAGCGCGCCACTTGCACCCGACAGCAGCACCTTGATGGTCAGGGGTTCAACCGATGTTTCACGGGAAGCATTGGGGGTCTGGCGGGTCATGGCATATCCCTGTGGATCGTGGCCATCACCCGGATGGTGAAGGCGGTGTGTTGGGTGGGGTGGCGGAAGGAACGGGCGTTGATGACGTCGGCCACGAAGGCGAGCGTGCAGGTGCCGGACAGGTCGGGGTTACGCAGCAGCAGGCGCACCAGCGCCGGCAGCACGCCGTCCACCTGATCCACGGACGTGTCGTAATCCTGTTGCAGCCACACCAGCGACAGTTCCACGTCACCCAGCCAGTCCTGCTGCGTGCTGTTGATGACCAGGCCGTCCGGGTCGCCGCCTTCGCTGCTGGCGCTGGCACCGCGCAGGTCGCCGGCGTCATGCACCCACACGGGGTAGTGTTCCTGCCCAATCTGTTCGAACGGGCGGTTGCCCTTCAGCACGGATGGCGTCACGGCATTGCCGTGCAGGCCCAGGCCCAGCACGTGCATGTCAGCCACGAACTGGGGATCGGTGGTCAGTAGCAACACCAGTGCGGCACGGGCGGCGGCGATCATGCTTGCGCGCCCTCCCAATCCTTGAACGCCTGGTCCAGATCCAACTGGTCCAGTGCGTCATCCGCATACGGGCGCGCAGGAATCGGCCGGGCATGCGGGTTGCCGTAGGGCTTGAACCCTTCATGCAAGGCGCGGGCCTGCACGCTGGTGTTAAAGCCGATGGCGTGGTCTTCAAGAATCTTGGAACCGAACCCACGGCGGAAGGTGCCGGTGCGGATCGGGATGGGGTACGCGCCGGCCGCAGCGGTACCAGGGCCGCTGGCCAGCTTGCGCGCGGCCTTCACCCATTGCTTGGCCAGGTTGCCCACCAGCGCCTTGGTCGACGGACGCACGGCACGCGCACGGTTGCCCGTGACAAGGATCATTTCCTGCGCGTCGAATACTATGCGGGTGCTCATGTGGCCCCCAATGCATACGGCCCGCTTTCCACGCCCACCAGGGCGACGCCGGAACCGGTCACCACGTCTTCGCCGCCGATGGCCAGCGCCATGTTTTCGTCGGCGCATTCGAATGCACGCGTGGCCTGCGCTTCAAACTCGCGGCGATCCAGATACGCCAGGCCTTCCATCGAACTGACCGCGTTGCTGTCAATGAACCCGGCGCGGCGCTTCCACAAGTGGGCGCTGCACCAGCACAGTTCCGCACTGCGCAGGCGTTCGTGGGTCGTGGTGTTTTCTGCTACGGCGTCATAGGCGGCAGTGCCGAACTTACCCTGCGCCCACAACTCCGCCCGCTTGATCAAGCGGGCGAGATAGCCATTCGTTTCGGTGGCCCAGTCAGCAGGCGTGCCGAACTGCGCGGCTTTGAACCCGGCGTCGGTGATGTCCTGCAGGGTGACTTTGGCCGCCATCGATGCGGGCGGGCCCGTTGCAGGCCCGCCCTACCCCATCAGCTGAACAGTACGCGGGCGATCTGCGCGGAATCACCGGCGATCGCGTTGTACTGGCCGCGGCCGTACCAGTCTTCGGCGGCCACGCTGGGTTCGCGCTTGCTTTCAATGGTCAGCGCCTTCCAGTCCGCGCGCTTCAGCTTGCGGCCCGGCAACACTACGTAGTAGTTGTTTTCGGCGGCGGCCACCTTGGTGCTGACAATCACGTTGCGCACGCTGAAGGCGATGGGCTGCTTGTTGGTGCCGTAGGCCAGCATGGCGCTGCCACGGGTGGCGTCCAGCATGGCCAACACGCGACCCACGTTTTCCGGCGCCACCAGGATATCCACCTGGGCATTGGAGCCCAGCGAATAGCCCTTGGCCTCGCATGCACGCAGGATGCCGGCGGTGGCCTTGTTGAACGTGGTGGCGGCGTCGGTGAGGAACGCGACGTTGATGCCGGCGGACTGGCCGGTGATCAGGCCATAGTGCAGCGATGCTTTCTTGTCGTAGTAGCTGGACAGGAATTCATTGACCGCATCGGCGATGTGGTAGAACTTGCTGAACTGGAACCACTCGTCAGCGATGGACAGGCCATCACCGAACGTCAGGTACGGCACGTTCACCTTGTTTTCGGTGATTTCGCGACGCGGCTTGATGGCGCCGCCCGGCTTCAACTGCGACCAGGTGAAGCCCATCGATGCACCGATCAGTTCGAAGTGATCCTGGTTGCTGCCCAGTATGCCCGGCACTTCATCAAAAAGTACCTGGTAACCCAGATCCATGTCGCGGATGTTGTCGGCGAAGAATTCGACGACACGGCCGCTGGTCGAAATCAGCGCGGGGTTGTCGCCCGGCGTGGCCCACTTGGCACCAAAGCGGTCGGCGCGGTCGGACTGCAGGTAAGCCTTCACCTGGTCCACCGTCAGGGTGACATCGCCGCCACCCATGCGCGCGTCAGTCGGCGCGGCGGCTTTCGCGGCCTGCGTCGGGCCAAGGATATCCAGGGCAAGCACCGGGAACAGCAGCGCAGCCTTGATGCTGTTGAACAGCGCGGAACGCTGCTCATCGGGCGTGCCCAGCGCACGCAGACCGTCGTAATTCAGATTCAGTTTCATTGCGGCGATCCCTTATGCGAAGGTGTTGAAGAGGACAAGCGGCGACACAACATCCGGCGCAGCAGCAGGCTGCAACGCCTGGCCGCACTTGGTGTTGCTGCCCACGGTGGTGGTCAGGCGCTTGTTGGTGTTGTCCCAGTACAGGACTTGACCTACGGCCCAGGCTTCACCGGCCAGCTTGGTGACGCCCGACACTTCGGCCTGGTACACGTGTTCGCCTACGGCACCGGCAAGCTCGGTGTTCAGCGGAATCCATGCCAGTGCGTTGTGCACGTGGATGACCTTGGCAACGGTGGCCAAGGTGGCGGCGAACTGGGTCTGGAAGACCTGGCCCGAATCACTGCGAATTTGAAGACCCATGTGCGTGCTCCAGTCAGATCAGGTTGGTGGCGGTGAACAGCGCCGGCGCACCCTTGTTGCCTTCCTCGACTTTCGGCGCGGGGGCATTCGGGTTGGACGGGGTGACGGTGCCGGACTTGCCGGCGCGGTCGCGTGCGGCCTTGGCGCGCGATTCCAGCGCGTCAATGGCGGAACCGGCGTAGAACGATTTCGCTGCGGCCACCGCTTCGTCGGTGTCGCCGCACATGCCGGCCGCGCGCTCACCGGCCACGATGTCGTCGATCAGGCTGGCGCGGTAGGACGCGGCGGCTTTGGCGGTTTCGCCCAGCAGTTCCGGCTTGTCCAGCAGGTGGGCGTGTTCGCCCAATGCGGCGCGGGCCTTGACCACGATGTCGTGTGACGGGGCAGCAGCATCAAGCTGGGACTGCAGCGTGGTATTGGCAGCCTTGGCGGCCTCGAACAATTCTTTGATATCCACTTCATTCTCCGGTGGGGTTTTTGCAGACTTGACCGCGCGTGCGCCGGGCTGTGCGCCCAGCCACACCAGCGAACCTTCCAACGCCTCGCCGGGCGACATAAGACGGCGGGCCGACATTTCGCGCCCCGCTTCGTCCACGATGTTTTCACCGCGCTTGGCGGTGAAGCCGACCGACACATCCGACACGATGCCGGCGTCAATCTCGGTCAAGAAATCCTTGTTGCTGTCGGTGCGCACCAGGTACGCGCCGGCCATCAGGATGGCGGCGGTGGTGACGCCAGGCGGCCATTGCAACGCGGGGGTGCGTAGCAGGGTGCGCGCTTCGTCCAGCGACATGCGCACCACTTCGGCTTCAAAGAAACGGCCCTTGCCAGGACCGGAATCGCCATCCCACCCGGACGGGTGTTTGACGAACAAGCCCTTGCCGGGCAGCGTGCGCGCGAAGTCGGCCAGCAACGCTTCATCGAATACTTCATCGTCGCGGTCGATAGCGTTGTGCGCCAATGCGAACGTGCGAACGTACAACTGATCCGCGGGGAACTCCGCCAGGGTGAAGCCGTGGATGCGCGCAAGCTGTTCCGCCGATGGATCACCGGCGGACTTGATGCGCAACGACAGCGACTTGTGGCGGGCTGCGCTCACTTGGTGCTGACCTCGCCCACCGGCTTGATGTTGTGGCGGCGCCACTCGGCCTTTTCGATATCCAGCGGGCCGGTGTAATCGGGCGTCTGCCAATCCGGGGTTTCATCGGCGGCGGCCTCCACGGGCTTTTCCGCGAACGGGTCACCAACGCCAGCAGGCGGGGCTTCGGCGGCAACCAGTGCAGCGTCGATAGCTTCCAGCGCACCCTTGCGGTTCGATTCGCTGGCTTCGAGTGCACGCAGTTCGTGCAGTTCGGCGGCGGTCAGCGCACCCAGCAATTCCGACATTTCGGCGATGGGCAGGTTCTGGACTTCGGCCAGGTTGGTTTTGTTTTCGCTCACTTCATGCCCCTTCACTCCGGTAACCCCCCGCGAATCAGCGGGGATATGGACGGGATGAAGGGTTACAGGCCCGGGTGCGTGCTGTCGGCCCGGCTACTTGACGGCGGGCAAAATTCGTCAGTCAACAGCCGCCAGTGCGCACCGGCAGTTCGGATGGGAATCACGCACCGGCACCGGTACATCGGCGATGGCGTACGGCCCGGCTTCTGCCAGTTCACGGCAAATGCGCGACACCTCGGAATCCTCCGCCGTCAGGTAATCCACCAGCGTGGTGCCTTGCTCGCGCATCATCACCAGGCTGCCGTCTGACTGCGCCATTGCAATTTCGCTGCGCGCCAGCCGTTCCCAGTTGTATTCGCCCGCGTCGAATCGCTGCGACAATTCCCGCGCCACGTTCACCGGGTTCTGCCCGTCGAATTCGCCGGACGCAAGTGCGGCCACTATGCGTTGGCGGAACGTGCGGGCCACGCCGTCTTTCACCATAGCCAGGCCCGTGGTGATGAACGTCGCGCGTGCTTCCGCGCGCATGGCTTCAATGGCGGCGGCTACCACGGGATCATCGGCCCAGCCCTTGCGCCCTGCGGCTTTCGCAGGCGTGCTGGCGTCCGCATTCTCGATTCCGCGATCCCACGCATCCAACTGCCCCGCCAACAATTCCGGGCGTAGGTCGCGCACCTGCTGTTGACCCAACAGCAGCAGATCCGGCAACTGGTCCTGGTCAAACGTGAAGGTGTCGGCCAGCGGCAAGTTCAGGCCCAGCCGTGTCAGCACTTCACCGCGCATGCGGTTCCACACGCCCAGCATGCCGCCGATGGTTTCAGCCTCGATGCGGGGCAGTGCCGGGTCGTCAATGGCCCACGCTTCCCCTTCTCTTTCGTCGTCGGCCGGTGCCTTGCGTGCTTTTGCACGGCGGGCACGCACCGAACGCAGGTTGTTGTCGATGCCGCGGCCCGTGGGTGGCGGTTCCGTGTTTCCGGCTTCGTTCTGCATCATTTCGGTCTGGGCATTCAGGAACCGCGCCCGCGCCTTGCGCTCTTCGTCCATCAGGTTCGGCAGGCGCTGCACCAGATCCCAGTCGCCCGGCTTCCACGTGCGGCCACGCGCACGCAGCATGGCGATAATCGGTCGCTCCAGCCCAGGCTTGCGCAACTCGAACCGCGTCTGCGATTCCTGCAACACCACCACGGACTGTTGCTCGCCGATACCGGCGGCTTGTGACCAGGTGATGCCCAGCATCCACGGCGGCAGGCCGAACGCGGACACGATCTGTTCAAGCATGTGACGGGCGGGCGCCTCGATTTCCAGCGCGATGCCCTGTGCGCCAATGATTTCCAACTTGATTTCATCATCGGCAGCAGCAGCGGTGGCCAGGTCCACGCTGTTGCCGCGCGACTTGCCGGTCAGTGCCTTGGCCAGGTTCGTGGCGATGGTGTTGGCGCGCTTCAGCGCATCATCCGCACTGATCTTGCGATTTTTGGTGGCGTAGTGCACGTGGAACGGCGGGTCGCCGAAACGTTCCCACGTGCGGCCACTCGCGTTTTCCATCTTCAGCAGGATCTGCGCGACAAACGGAAGGCTGCGCAGGATGCTGGTGCCGTAGGGGTTGTCGGCTTCCGGGCGGTGCAACGCGAACACGCACTGCGCGGGGTCCAGTTCCACATAACCGTTGCCCTTCAGCGTGGCACCCTGCGACACCGGCGTGCCGCTGGTGCCACGCAGGATGGATTCCACCGTACCCAGTCCATCGCTGCGCAGGTCGTGGTCGCTACCGGGTGCGCGGTAATACACCTGCAGGCGGTTTTCCGCGCGCACGAAGGCGATGCCCTTGCTGTCGGCCACGCGCAGGCCGATCACGTCACGGCCCTTGCTGTCGTAGATGAACTCACCCACGCCGACGCCCTGTTCGTAGTGTTCCGCACCCAGGCTGGCGTAGAACGCCTGGTAGCCACTTTCCAGATCGTTGACCGGAACGTTGCGCATCCACTCGCGGATTTCATCCACCAGCTTTTCGTTCGCGCCCTCGACTTCGATGATGCCGTCGAGTGTTACCAGGCGATTGATGCCGCCGTCCAGGATGGGCAGCGCTTCACGCAGGGCTTCCAGCAACCAGGGCGACTTGCTCCGCGGCTGCCAGTTGGCGAACGTACTGGACCACGCCCCCATCGGCAGCGTGTCACGCGTGGACGCGGCAATGCCGCCGCCCTGGTTGTGGGTGGGGTCGGTGTCACTGGTCTTGCGGCGGAACCAGTCCATGGGTTTCAGGTTCATGCGAATGTCTCGGTCTGTGGCGCCGCGTGGCGCAGGGTGGTGGTGGTCATGCCGCGTTCCTTTCCGCAACGCCGGACGCGAACAGGTCGTGCCCCACGCCGTCGTCGATCAATGACCGCAGCTTCCGCAGCATCTGCTGGCGGCGTGCGTCCGGGTGGTGGTCCGCTTGTTTCGAGTAGATCGGCCACTTGGCGCCCGCTCGCGCGGTCTGCGTGGCCATGTCATTCAGCGCGGTGGTGTCATAGGGCAGCGCGTAGCCGCCCGCCTGCAGGCGGGCGCTGATGCACTGCGTGGCCCAGTGCTTGGCGGGCGCGGTCAGTTCCTTGCGCTCGCCGGTGCGTGGGTCGTCTTCCTCCAGCATTTCGCCGTCTTCGCCAATGCACGGCACGGTCTGCTGGAAATGGAAACCGATCATGCGGTCTTCAAAATTCGCATCGGCGAATCGATCCACGTTGATCAGGTTCTTGACCACCGTGGTGCCGGCGCTGCCAAGGTCGGCCGCCCAGAACGGCAGGTGATTGAACAGGCTGTCCAGGACATAGATCAATTCTTCCTGCAGGTGGTACGGGAAGCCCTTGGCCTGGATGCGCACGCGGTCGTGGAAGACCGGGCCGATCTCTTCGCTAAGGATGATTTCTGTGGGATCGCTGCGTTCGCCCAAGTCGGCACCCGCCCAGAACACGCCCTGCGCCACGGCGCGAATGTACGGCCGCAATATCTCGCGCATCGCCGCGCGTCGCTCGCTGTCGGTGCCCTTCAGCAGCGGTGTCAGCGCGATGCTGGTGTCTTCGTGCCAGACGTATTCGCCAACCTTGCGGCCGGCGTTGTGCGTCATCTTCACGGACATGACCTCGATGGTCAGGCTGTCCGCTTCCGCGTCCGCGTGCAGGCGGATGAAACGATAGTCCGGCATTTCCACCACGTTGGGCATCAGCACCGACCAAGGCCACACCGGGTTTTCCGACTGGCCGTGTTCGCCCAGCACGTTGCGCTGATACCCCGGCGTGTTGCGGCCACCGAAGCGGCGGATCATGTCCGCCTCGCGTTTTTCATCCCAGAACGGCGCGGGCTTCAGCGATTGCGCCCAACGGAACAGGCGGTAGCCCTCTTTTGCCAGCGGCAGGTTCAGTTGCGCGGCTTGGGTCAGGCGGAAGTATTCCGTGCTGCGGTCGCCGTCCGGAACGGAATAGATCCGCGAACGGCACCCGGGTTTCAGTGCGCGCCAGAACTCGCTGAAAATTACTTTATTTTTCACCTTCGCCGCTTCATCGAACAGGCCGAAGGCGTTGACGTGCACACCGCGGAAGGCTTCGCCGTCGTGGCCGCCTGGGCGGTAGTACGTGCGCGCAATGCTGGGCTTGTCGGGACGCAATGGGTTCGGCGACAGGAACCGGTGCATGGTGTGTGGCGTTTTTTTCGGCTTCAGCCAGAAATGCTGGATCAATGTTTTCTGCCCGGCACCATCGGACACGCCGAACTGTTCTTCCAGCGCCAGGGTGATTTCGTCCAGGTGGGTGGTCTGCGGTGCCGCCACCAACGTCCACGGGTTGGCGACACGCCCGCCCATCGACGTGCAACCGGCCCACGCGATCAGCGCGATAATTTCGCGCGTCTTGCCGCACTCTGCGCCGTCCTGGTGGATCACGTCCTGCATCCACGCGCGGATGCTTTCGCGCTGGTAATCCCAGAACCGGTACGGCTCGCCGCTGTCGGGCTCAAACAGGAAAGTTTCCGACCAGCGCAGCGGATCTTCGCAGGTGAACATCAGCAGGGCTTCATCCAGCGTGATGCCGTAGTCGCCGCGTTCCAGGCGTTTCCACGTCCAGCCGCTCTCCGCCAGCCACGCATCGAATTCGTCGATGTCGTACACGCCGCGGTCCAGCATCTGCGCCTGAAGGATTCCGGTGCTGGTGCGCTGGCGGCCCACTATTCGCCGCCGTCGTGTTCGATGGCGGGGCGCCCAGGTTGCGCTTTGCGCGCCGCGCTGGTGCGCTGGAAAATTCCGCCCAGCATGGTCTGCATGGCGTCGACCTTTTCCACTTCCACCTTGGCGCGTGCCTGCGACTGCGGCGTGGCCAGCAGTTCGGGCAGGCTGATGCCCAGGACTTCCAGTGTTTTCAGCATCATCGGATAGCCTGGGTTCGACACGTATTTGCCGTATACCTCGCTGCCATCGGCGCGGGTGATGACGTTGCCATCGTCGTCGATCATGGGAATGCCCATGACGAAGCCCTGGTCTGCGATGTTGGCGCGCAGTTCGTGCAGCATCTGCAGCGCGGCGGAAATTTCCGACGCCATCAGGCCGTGCATGCCTTCCATCGACCCGCCTTCCAGCGCGTCGATGATGGATGCGAACGCCTGCACATACACCTGCTTGTCCAGGCAACTTCCGCCGGCCGACGTGATGCCGTCCTGCACCAGCGAACAGGCCGACACCGTGCGATCCGGATTGTCCGGATGCTTGGGACACGTGGTCAGGCACGGTTTGCCCATCGCGCCCAGCATGCTTTTCATGCCGTTGTCGAAATGCGCGTGGTGGATGGAACTGGTCAGGCCGTGCTTCCACGCGTTGCGCGAACTGCGCGCCTTGCCTTCGTCCGTGCGCGGACCGGTGGACAGCGCCGCAGCATTGCGGCGCTGTTGCAGTTCGGCCGGCGTCAGCTGGCGTTTGGCAGGTGTGGCAGGTTCGGTCATGGGCGTGTGTCTATCACGACCGGCGCGTTTTGTCGGTCCGGCGGCTTGACTTCCCCGTGACTAACTGAAAAACGTACTGCTTTGAAACTTTGAACATTTGCGCGATCTCTCCATAACTCCATTCGTTGCGCAGGGCCAACGCACAAATTTTCGCGTCGCGCTCCACGCCCCATAACCGTTCAAAGAAATTTCGGCGTGGTGTCACATAGATTTTCTCTGTACCCAACTCATCAAGCACCAGTGCCAGCGCGGTCGCGCCGACCCTTGGTCCAAGTTCCAACATCAGACGCTGACCCACCAGCACCCATGGCGATTCCGCTTGCGATGCCTGAAGCAACCTGATTTCAAAATCCGTAGGCGGATCACCGCCGGCGCTGAACTCAATTCCCTTGATCACGTGTCAACTCCCCTGTTGCGATGCGCGTCCACAGCGGCGCACCCGTTGGCTTGGTTCCCATCACCCGGTGCTGTCGGTCGGAACTAAGGCGCGTGCGGCGTGCGCGTTCCGACACGGCCAGGTAACGGCGCGTGGTTTCGATTGATTCGTGGCCCATCAAGGCGCGGATGGTTTCGATATCCGCACCGTCGTCGTAAAGCTGCGTGGCGAACGTGACGCGGAAACGATGAATACCCCAGTCGCGTAATTTCGCGGCCACGGCGTGGTGTGCAATCAAGGTTTCGTAACTGCGCAGCGACAGCTGCTGCCCTTGCCGTGGGCCGGTTAAGCCGATGAACAGCGCATCGCGGTCGAACGGATATGGCAGCGCATCACGTTCGGCCAGCCAGGCGTGCAGCGCATCGACCACCGGACCTTCGAACGGCACGTCGCGTTCCTTCGCACCCTTGCCGCGGATGCGTACCACACCGGTGCGCCTGGTCAATTCCAGTTGCGACAGCTGCAGGCCCGCCAATTCTTCGCGGCGCAGGCCGGTGGTCAACAACAAAAGCACCGCACAGCGGTCACGCACAGCGCGCATCGGCCGTGCGCTGTCGATCGCGCGGAACAGGGCGCGCAGCTGGTCGTCGGTGTATTTCTTCGGCGGCTTGGGCTTCGCCTTCGGCCCGGTCAGATCCGCCGCCAGGTTGGTGGCCGCGATGCCGCGACTGCGGCGCCAGTCGTAAAAATTTCGCAGCGCGTACACCTGCTGGGTGCGCCAGCGCTCGCCGTTGCGCTGGTCGATGGCCAGCCACCGTTGCCACTTGTCGAATTCCGTCTGCGTGGCCTGGGTGAAGTCGACCCCGTTGGCATCGCACCACGCCAGGAACCGCGCCACGGTGCGGCCGTAGGACTGGCCAGTGGTGGCCGGACGCGAGCCCATGTCCACCACCAGGTGCACCAGCCACAGCCAAAGTTCGGCCAGCGCCCGGCCCGACAGGCCGCGACGCTCCACCCGCCGCATAACCTCGCTGAAGCGCAATTCGCCGCCCATCAGCCACAGCCGGTGCGCCGGCAGGTCAGAACCATTGGGCAGCCCGCGCAGCGCGTCCAGTGCGTCCGCAGGCAGCGGTGCGACCGGCGGCAACACCGCCGTCACAGCACGCACCCGGCAAACGCCCCCTGGACCCTCTTCAAATTTTCGAGGAGGTAGTAGTTGGTACAGGTAGCTGAACCCCGTTCAGGTTTGAAGGGGGGGTAGCTGAACAACGTTAAGAACGTTAAGGAGTTGTTAGGATTTCGTTTGTTCCACGACCCCCTGCGACACTCCGACCGGTGCGCCTGCCTTAGACCCTTACGAATCAATGACTTACAAGGGTTCCGGCCCGGTTCCTTTTTCTTCACATAACCATAACATTCGGGAGAGTCGCCAGCGGTTCGCCCAAGCCCAGCAAGGGGTTCAGGCCTACCCCATGCGCAGGGGCGCGAAGCCAGAACAACTGTGTTTGCGCGCAATGATTGGAGGAAAGGAATCACGAGCGTGCCCCCGCAGCCTGCTGCGCCGGGCTTCGCACCAGCAATGCAAGCCTTTGATCACGTGTTGCCTCATCGATGATGCCCAGCCTGAAGTCATTGGCGATCGTGTACTGCGCATCCTCCATTCGCCGCTGTTCGTCGGCTGCTGCCTTGGCTGCTGGATCTATGGGCACCACCACCTGGCCGGGCTCGCCCTTGCGTTCGATGGCATCGGCTCGCTTGCCCCTCGCTGCCTGCACCAGGTAACTGATCGGCTTGCCGGGTTTGCTCTTCGCTATGGTGACCAGCTCTTCAGGCGTGATGCCTTCCGCCTTCGCTGCAACCAGGTTCGGCTCCATCGCACTGCATTCGCTGTACCCGATTTGACGCAACGCGAGCGCGTGGGATTCCGCTCCCCCTAGTGGAGTAACAGACGCAGTGTTGTTAGAAGAATCAAAAGCAGAAGCAGAAGCAAAAGCAGGGCCGTTAACTGACCCATCACCAACCCGGCGGGTTGGTGTGCGGCTGGGTTGGTTGTCTTCAGTGAAGCGAGTGGCGGCGCCACGCTGTCTGCGTGCCCACTCATCGCGAACCAAACGTGCGAGAAACCAACAACTTCCGCCATCACCTTTAACCAGAATGATGGGTTCACCTTTCTTGCCTGCATGGGTTGGAAAGTGCACAAAGTCGGATTCGAAAACGTCACCGCCTTTCAACACATTTTTGGCGGCCAACTCGCGTAAAAACTTCAGCGGAACGCCCGCGGTCTTGGCAATCTCGGCCAGTGGCCAGCGCAAAACACCGTACTGATCATCCGACGTGTGCAGCAGTAGCAGGACGTGCGGCAGGACGCCTTGCGCCTGCCAGGAACAACGGCGCAGGGCGATGTCGCTGCACCATTCCTTCCAGTACACCTGGGTGGCTGGTGCCTTCATTCGACACCATCCATGCCCAGTGACACCTGTCGCCAGTCCGGTGCGAGCCCTGCCACAGCTACGCCGTTTAGCCAAAGGCACTCGGTTCTGAAAGCGGTTCCGCGGCCTGCCGAAATACGCGCTGCAGTTTCATGCTTGGCCCAACCAGCCAGGCGCTGGTCGTACAGCGCGGACGGGTAACCGGAAACGACCACGGCGCCTTCCAGATCCAGCAGCACGTCCAACAGGGCGATGTGGTCCTCTTCCGACATTTCATGCCGGTAGTAACCCGCTTTGCCCGATGACATTACCCGTGTGGAATGTAGGTATGGCGGGTCAACGTAGTGCAACGTGCTGGCCCCGTCGTGCTGGCGCATGACTTCGATCGCGGGCCGGTTTTCAATCAGCACTTGCGTGAATCGCTGGGCGACGACGGCCAAGCTTGCGGGATAGGTTGCCCAATGGTGTTGGGATGTGCCGTAGGCCCGATCGGTGTCGATTCGAAAGCCGGTCTTGCCTTTCGTAGCGCCAGCAGAACCGAAGCCCATTTGCGCGCGGATGACCAGACGCCGCGCCCGCTCCACGGCATCGTCTGTAGGCTCCCACGCCAATTCAAATTCTGATCGAGCGTATGGCGTCAGGTAGCAAAGCTCGACAAGGCGGTCGCGGTGGGTTGGGTCTTGAAGCACCCGAAAGAAATTGACGACATCGCCATCCAGGTCGTTGTAGACCTCCGCGTAGGCGCGCGGCTTGGTCAGCAATACGCCGGCCGCTCCACCGAATGGCTCTACATACGTGACATGGGGCGGGAAGTGCTGCTGCACCCAGCCCGACAGCCGGAACTTGGCCCCGTGATATCGGAACGCGGGCGAAACCGCCGTTTCGGGCGCTTCAGCGCCAATCGTTGGATGATGGCCCAGGTGGTGCAATGGGGGCTTTTTTGGCCCCTTCGTGTAGTGTTCAAGCTGTTGGATCACCGAATACCCCTGTTCGGCAACCCACTGATTTCAAACGGTTATGGCATCTAAACTACTGCATATTATGTTCGGAGAAGGTCATTCCTGTGGGGACTGGTTAAAACGTGGCTTGGCACGAAGCTTGCTGGCGCTTCTAAACCATACATTGAGGCCAGAATGTGAAGTACTTAACTAAGGAAGGTAGGCAGGTAATCGAAGTACCCGTGACAGCAGAAGTACACCCAGCATGGCGAGGCTGGCGATTCACCGAGGAAGGAAGATATTTCGTAACCCCAGATGGTCAGCACCTAAGCGAACGTCGCGTCCTGGGCATTGCATGGCGTGACGAAATGGAGCTACGACGAGCGGGCCACCAATCAAGGCGTAAAGCTGAAAAAGCGGCTCGGCAGGGGACGAAGGTCAAAGTTGTTATCGTGGAATTACGCGACTGGCAAGAACGTCACTTCGGGAGGCGTGCGGGGTAAGGCGTCACCGTAGGGCATAGCCCTACCCCCCATCACCGGGGACGTAGTGGGGAGACTCGGGGAAGGTCTGGGACCCATTGACGGCATTAGGAATAACCACAGAGCCAGTGCTAGACGCATCGGCTGATGCAGCAGTGTTCCCTTCATTCTGGGGAGCGGATGAGGGCTTACGGTAAGGGTCCCATACCCCACCCTTCACATAGCGGCGGCAATCATCATCGGGAATGTCGAGATAGGTAGCTTGTTGGGTGTAGCAAGAGCAATCCCCAGTCGTGGGATTGCCTGAAATGATGCAGTAAGGACGGGGATAGTCCTGCACCTCAAAACCATCATAAGCAGGAGCCGAGTTAGGAACCCCGGGAACACGGGGTTTCCATTGAGCGAGGTATTCCTCTGTTGTTAGCGTTCGCTTGTTGTTGCCTGCGGTATTGGTGGAAGCGGAGGCCGCGTCGGCAGGCGCTACCGCGCCGGTTGCCAACGACGCGGCTGCCTCAATAGGGGTTGTTACCTCATCACCACCCATGAGGCGTGAATAACTGAAATACAAAAGCCAAACGACAAGCCCAAGAAGAACAGGAAGGAATAAAAGCTTGGGCGGAAATCGCAGCTTGATAGATTCATGCGCAGATGCGGAAACATAGAGGTCCTGATATTTCTTGCTGTATTTGAACGTGGTTTTAGTTTCAGCAGACTTCCAGACTTGGCTACGGCGCCAAGCATCGTTCGGCATTTCTTGATAGCCGCGGAACGTGTAGATATTCGCTTTCCGCATCATGAGCGGGCGCGTCATGTGCAGCGTTAAATTGGTATTGCGGCGAAGATGCACGTCTAGCTGGGATGCATCTTGCGTGAGTATGTAGATGGTGAGGTCATGATGACCGTGCTTGGAAAACAGCTTGATAAAGTCAGGGAGCTGTCTGTCTTTACCGCGTTGGGGAAATATGTCCTGGGCTTCGTCGATTATCCAAACCGAGCCATGCGGAAGCGGGTTTTGCCACTCAGGATGGGCAGGAGCGAATTCTGTACCGTCTGGCCCCCACCATTCTTGAGGCGTGTCATAACGCTCGAAACCGGACTTTAGACGCTGTTCCTCTGTCTGGTTGAAATTGGTAACGAATACACGCTTGCCCTCCTTTATATGTTGGAGACCGAACTTAACAGCAAGCTGTGATTTACCCGTGCGCGGTTGCGCGAGGATGAGAGTAAGCATGTTGCGCCCTAGAAATTATTTTTATGGTTTTTTGGCGAGTACAGCAGCTTTAGCGGCACCACTAGCGGCACGAACTGCATAAGCAGAAAAAACGGCACTGATGTAGTTATCTACATCGAGGTAATAGACCGTTTCAGCCACGGTACCAGATAGACCATCGAATTGTCCCTTGACCCATTCAAGGCCGAACTCTGTAAGCGGTTCTGCGACGAAATAGTACAAACCCAACGCGCCAAGAACATGTGCAAACCATGCAGGCGCTTTAGAAACTGCATACTTGAAACTGTTCTTTATGACGAGCGTAAGGCCAGTCCAAAAGGCGGCAAGACCTAGCGCAGCGAGTGGACCTGGCATCGTTAACCTCCTTTCCTAAAACCGCTTGCGATGATGAAACCGGCGTGTATGCCAGCGAGGACATTGATAAGAGCCCGTAATACGTCAAGGACGTGGCATATCCACTCTCCGTCCATGGTGTACGTACCAAACCGAGGGATGGTGAAGGAAAGCACTACAGGACATGCACCGGTGCCAGCCCAACCAGACATGTCTACATCACCATACTCACCGCCATTACCACCCTCACCCGCTTGGAAGATTCCAGATACGGGCTTTTCTATGTCTGCATCTGCTATGCCATCCGGAACGCCGGAATAATCATCATCACCTTCCCTACAGGTAAGGTTGAAATGTTGTTTGAGCATCGCGCAACCGATAGCGTCGCTTTTGCTAGAGCACTGCGGCGGAACATCGCAGTTAACAGCCCCGTTACCGTAGCCGTCATGCTCTTCACCATCTTCTGCACCTTCGGACGATTCCTCTTCAGTACCGTCCCCACCATCATTACCGGAGCCACGCGGTACCTGAGTAAAGTTGGAGATGTTGTACGTGGTACAGGTCGAATTGACGCAAGCGGTAGCTTGATGACCCTCTTCCCTATTCCATTCCTTGTCATTGGGTATCGAAACATTGGGAGGAGTTACAGGCTTACCCGTCACGTCTTTTTTCTGTGCAGCCTCTTCATTTGTTTTAGTGCCTGTCTCATTAGGAGACCAGCAAAATTGATTGCCACGCGCAGATGTTGAGCAATGCTCGCCACTAGGCTTAACGCACATCGTCTGGCCGTTACCGGCCGGTGAACATACGTCCTCTGGCGGTTGCGTGGCCTCTTGCTTGGTGGGCGATGGAGGAGACGTTGTGGGACACACGTCGCCGGTATACGCGCGACCCGTACCGCTTATGGCGGTAGACCCATTGAATGTTGTCTCTACGCGAGGGCCATAGGTGACCTTGCAACCGTCTAGACATTCAGGAAGCGAGCCTATGTAGTTGAAGCTATCCGAGAGGCCGGAACGGTACTGCCCTGTGAGGCACGTTGAACCGTAATAGTAAACCGTTGGAAATGATGAAACGGTAGAAGCAACGCTGCCGTTGTACATACATTGCGCATTAGCAACGTAATAACCGTCTTGCGCTGAATTCTGGGAATGTGTTGGAGCAATGACATTGTAGGGATGACCGGGGCCGGTTATCGCCTGGCATTTAGCTGCTGCGCCCGACCACGAAGTGGCGGCTGATTTAGCTTGCCCTTGGTCACAGGGACGTGTAGCTGGTGAATCTGTGGGCGGACAGGTACCAGTTTGCGCGAGCGCGTTCGGCGAATACGCTGCAACGGCGTACAGGATAAGCCCTATACATAGCGCACGAATGACGGATGCAATCACGGCGCGAACAAAATCCATAACGCCCCCAGCACACCGACCACGTAGAAATAATTTTCCATGAGATACCCCGGAAAGAAGAAAACCCCCGGCCACATGACCGGGGGCGGAAACGGCACTTTCCCTATTAGGAAAGCACCATGCCCTTTGCCCACTTGAAGGTGAGGGCAATCACCGCCAAGCCGATGACCGCACCGCCGATTGCTTCCAGCGTGGGGCCGACAGCAGCGATGTCAGCAATTACCTCGGTCATGATGTTCTCCCATGTTTGAGGCTGTTACCCCCTCCAAATGAAACGGAAGACCAACCGGAGGCAGAAAGCGATAGCCCACAACGTAGCTATCTCTACAACCAATTGGTCCCGTTCCGCATCCGTCAAAGGGGGGAGAATTGACGGATGTTCTACCCACGCCTGCGTCGTACAGGTGTCTGTAACCTCATCCCATGCGATGCAAGCGAGTTGACGCATTAGCCGACCTTCGCAACCTTGGCAGGTTCATCGGCAAGCTTGAGCAGCTTGAAGTTGTAGGGGTCCATTTCGAACGACTGGTATTCGCCGTTGATGCGGAACGACTCCAACGCGACTTCATAGCGCCCAGGCGGATAGCCGTTCGGCAAGTCACGCGGAGGCGTGAATTCAAAGCGGTCCGGGTAAGCCTTGCCGGCGTGCCAGTAGCCTTCCTGCTTCTGCATTTCGAACGGTGTACCGTCCTTTTTCTTGCCCTTGATGGTCCGAGTGGAATTGGAAAAAATTTCGATGAGAAGCTGCATAAATAGCCCTATTTAGGAATGTGCGATGAGAAAGGAATCGCCATCGGGAGTCAGGGCCTCAATCACGCCGAGATGGCGTAGCGTGATTCCTGATTCTGAAAAACCGTCGAAGTCAAAAGGAGAGAAGAAGGCCCATCCAGCGGCCAAGCCAGCTTTAAGCACCCATGCAGCTCGCTTGATAACTTCGACCTTTCCGGAGGCCAAGGTAGTAAGCACTTCGACACTTTTCTTGATGGGGTGCGCTTCATGGTGAATAACGCCCTTGAGCCAGCGTGGACAGGTAGCGAATGCAATTTCCCCACGTTCGACCATCGTTAGACCACCGTGGCCCCAGAGGCGGCAGCGTGGAGGCAAGTGATGACCAGATTGGTTTTCACCTTTGCTGGCGTATTTGGCGATGTAGCCAACCGGAGAACGGGCATAGATGGCATTGGTTTTGCCGTGCGGCCACCAGCCTTGGGAGTCAGGCAATGGCGGAACAACACCACGGGGAAGCCATACAACGATGTGGTAATGCGGAATGCCGCGTTGCTGTAGCTCTACCGTCCAGACGTACAGGAACGGATGACCCTTCGCATTGCGCTTAAACCAGTTGCGATAGTGGGTAAGTAGTTTGGCAATGTGGTCAGGTTGCCAATCAACACCGGGGGCATAGGTGAGCGTGATAAGCGCGGCACGGTACGGAGAAGCTTTGGAGTACTCCCCTGCCCCTTTCTTGCCCTGGGGAATGAAACGAGGTTCACCGTAAAGCTCACGAGCTTTGTTATCCAAAGCACGACCAGCGGCGATAACACCCTTCTGCATCTTCACGATACGTGTCTGCTTCATTTGGCCTGTAGAAATTTGCATATGGCTTATGACTTATCGAATAAAGAGACAAGCCCAGCGCCTGCGGCGCTTCCAAGCTGTGAATCTATGTAGGAATCGAGGCCGCTAGAAGGACGCGGAACAGGCGCACGCAGCGATTCATAGCCACACATGCGGCATCGATACCAGCCGGTCACCGTGGGCACCACAGGGTCATCACAGTCTTCACAGACGACCGGGCTCATGGATAGAGCCCTGAATTGACACCACGAGCCTCACGAGCAGCGGCTCGAGCTTCTATGGCAATGCAACGCTGCGACTCTGGCCTGAACTCGCAATGCGCTTTACTGATAACGAACAGAGCTAAGAAAGAAGCAACTGATGCGGTTGCGATAACAATGGCAGTACCCACGGCGTAGACAAAAGCACGACCGAGGTAATCCTCGAAGGTCAATCGCTCAGGATTGCTAGGCGTTGTCATTTGCCCACCCCACTACGAACGAGGACGACCAAGGCAACTAGCCATTGAACGAAGGCATAGACGACGATGAGGCAGAGAGCCCAACGACCTAGACCCGGTTCAACTGAACGCAGGAGCCACAAGGGAACGAACCACGCAAGGAGCCAGAGATTGACCTTAAGCATTAGAAGGCACTCCATCGGGATGACCCGGCATCTGAATCACCTGTGCACAGGGCATTACCCGGTGAGAGCCCGATGGAGTACCTGGGGGACGGCAGTAAGCGAAGGGCGAATCCAAATCGAGTTGCCGAAGGGCTGCAACGTTGGATTGCTGGAAAGGAGGTAAGCCGTAAGCGTGAGCGAAGCGAACTTCCGACATGAACGCCAATGCGCGTAAGCGGGAGGCGTGTCGGTTTTGACGGTAAGAAATAACAGCAGAGACAAAGCGGTCAAGCCAATACAGTAAGAACAGTACGAGACCGATGACCCAGAGGTTGAATAGGTGATTCATGGAATTACCCCCTGCCCTAGCCCTAGAAAACCCGGGCGACCCGCCTAGGGCAGCGGACCCGGGTGTCCGATGTTTGTCGGACAGGTGTATGACAACCTATTGTCGGACATGTTGTCAAGTAGGAGTCGGACATGAGTGTTTTACAGGCGTTGATGGATCGGGCCAAAGAAGCCCAGCACCTAACGACGGACACGGCCCTAGCAGAACGCCTAGGACGATCTAGGCAGGTAGTTAGCCAATGGCGTAAAGAAGACGCCTACCCCGATGAGGAGCTAATAGCCCAAATGGCAACGATGGCCGGAGAAGACCCGGCACAGTGGTTAGTAGCAATCAAAGCGGTCCGATCAGACGGAGCGGCTGGACGAGCCTGGACAGCACTAGCACGGAAGTTAGCGGCTAGTGCAGCAATGTTGTTATGCGCAATTGGTATGACCCTACCGGGTACAGCAAAGGCTGATATACCAAGCTCCCAAGGAATTAACCCGGAAGGGAATGCATATTATGTAAAAATGGAAGCAAGCCCGTGGCAGGTTCAGGCGTTGGAAACCTGCCCGATAGCCCGGTAGCTGAAGTCGCTGAAGCGGACGGCACCTTCTCCCGTGCTGTAAATGCCGACCTTCAAGCTCAGGAAACCGCCAAAGACGTTGTGGTGCAAGCCGGACACTTC